ATGTCGGCTGATGGTAAAGACGTAATGTGTGGACAAGCCAGAATAATTGAAAATACTAAAAGGGATGTTACGGAGCATTATCAACTTGCAGCCTGGCTGGCTCTGCGAGCGGCACAAGAAGCAGGGTGTACTGCTGCTTTGTTAACTGATGGGAGTCCAACGTGCGGAAGTCAGTTTATCTATAACGGTTCTTTCAGTAATCAGCGTAAATCGGGTATGGGAGTGGCGGCATCACTGCTCTCCGAGCATGGTATTGTGGTATTTTCAGAAACTCAGTTGGCAGGGCTTGTGAGCTGGATTGAAGAACGGGAATGAACACCTAACTGTATCAGGTCCGCTCCTCGCTCAAAGCAGCCATAATGACACGCAGTTGTTAGTTTTGTGTAGAAGCAGGATGCTCATGAATCAAGTGGCTGGAAGCGATGGCCAGACGATATCCGGTACCGTATCCAGGTTAATCGCATCCAGTTCTTTCACATAGTTACGCCAGGCGATTAGCTTAGCTTTGTCTTCCTCACTGATTGTACCCAGCGTCAGGTCAACCACCCAGCCAGACATGATCCGTTCGGCTTCGCTTTTCAGAATTACCCTGTTCGCTTCAGCCTCAATCACATCATCTTCATGCGTGTTGACGTGCGGTTCATCCTTCACCCATTCATCCGTGAAACGGTTGTGGGTCATAGCACCACCGGTGAAGTTATCCGGAACGAGTGCTGGATAATTCAGCCCTTCGAACGCCGCAGGGCTTGTGCTCCAGCTCCGGTTATCGGCCTGGCTTACATAGATTTTTTTCATGCTGTGATTTTCCTGACATGGACGCGAACCGGGACGTTATTGACCGCTGTCGTCGCGGTGATCTGGTGTGGTGTGCCTGTCTGAGTACTCGTGTTCCCCATAGAGTTATTGCCGCACTGCACGACAATCCCCTCACCTTCCATATAACTGCCTTTGGCGCCATACCCGCCAGCGGAGTAAATCCAGCCGGAATCCCCCCACCGCGCCTGTCCCGTAAGGTCGGTGCGCAGAATTTCTGCAATCACCTCTACCGGCTGATTATTGCCGAACGGGTTAGCCAGCACCTTCCGCTGCGACAGCGCCATCGTCCCGAAGTCCAGCAGCGCATAGTCGATGCGTTCATTGGTCGCGATAATGGCGTTCGCGTTAATCTGGTCGCCCTCAGCGATAGCCGTCGCTAGCGCCAGGGCATCACTGCCCAGCAGCCGTACTGGCGGTTCGGCTGGATTTCCGTCACGCCGTCCTGGTACATGTCGTCATACAATCTGGCGTTAAAACCTAAAGGAACGCCTGTTGCAACTGCTGTCGTTCCCGGAACCGAGGAAGCCGGCGTCGTTGCTTCTCTGGGTAATAATTCAAAAGCGCCGTCTACTGTGCCGTCACTTCTCATTAATGCCGTTCCGTTGGTATTCACGGAACTATTCCGACTTATCGTGCCTTTGATGTTAGGCAGCGCTGAGCCTGCCATTGTTCCCGCCAGGGATATATCGCCCGTGTCACCGACTTTTACCGGGATACGCAACGATCCGGGCTGCACGCCATTATCATCCGGTAAGCGCATTTTCCCCGGCGAGGACCCGGGCACATAACAGCCGCGTTTCAGTGGGTCGGCCTGCCATTCTGCTTCTGTACAGGTCGGCAGCTTGCCGGCGACCGCTCTGGCATACAGATCCGCAAAGATACCCGTCTGGTCAACTTCCTGCCCGTCCCGCGGCGCGGTTCCCGGCTCCAGCGCCCCGCGCATTTCCTGCCAGTCAACCTGCCCCAGGTAACCGGGAAGCAGGTCGGCAATCTCAGTTCTGGAGAATACCTCCAGATTATTTCGCGCGGCGGGCTTGTCGGTCAGGTCACTGAAGTTATTCATATTCTGCAGCAGGTTCTCAGGCTGCACCGTGGCAGCGGCCAGTTCCGCAGCCGCCTGAGCCGTCCCGGCAACGTCAGCATGGCGACTGGCTTCAGCGGCTTTATCGGTGGCGGTGCCTGCGGCAGTTTCTGCTGCCGCTTTCGCGTCCTGCGCGCTGCTGTTCGCAGATTCCGAAGCCTCTGCATCAGCGCGAGCCGCAACCGCGTCAGAATGCGCGGCATCCTTGTTGGTCGCCACCTGCAGCGCATCACCCCGCACCTGGTCAGCCAACTGCTGCACCACATCAATGTCGATGCTGGTCAGTATGTCCTGAATGCTTTTCCAGCTCGGCCCGGTGAACGTTGAACCATCCGGCAGAAGCACGGTGATATCACCGCTGGTACTGAAGACGGCCTGCCAGTTCTGTTTGTCGTCATTGAGTCCACGCAAGGCCTCGGTGCTCTGGACCACCAGCGCCGCCGTCACCATATTGAGTGTCGCGCGCGGTACCGCTGACCAGACGACACCAGCTTGAGTCGGTCCGGAATAATTGCTTACGAGCGCCAGCGCGGTGTTATTGCTCACCGCTTTAACCGGCAACGTGTACGGCACGCCGCCGACCATCACCACAATAAAATCCCCTGCCGTCAGTTCCGTGGTAAACATTGTGCCGGTGCCGCCCACGGAGGCTGAGTTATTTGTCATGGTTAACGTTCCTGCAGACATACTGGCTCCTGTATTCAGGTAATAAAAAACCCCGCCGGAGCGGGGTCTGATGAGTGCTTTAAATTACTTGCAGGTCGTGCTGATAAAATTGTTTTTGCTGACCCAGTGCCAGCTGAACGGGGGACCGGCACGGTACTGCGTCTGCGCCCCCACCTTCCTCACGCCATAGATTTCAACCGTTGTTTCCTGCCCACCAATAATCGCCGTTCCCTGACAAACGGGCGCCTGTTTCTCAAGTACACCGGCGCAGCCGGTCAGCATGAATGAAACAGCCGCGAATAAGAGCAGCTTTGTCATTTGGGTTATATCCATTTGAATTTATGAAATAAAACAATACCAACATTAAAGTGATGGGGATAATTGATTTGCCAGATCAATCACATAAAATTGATCGTTCAAAACGATCAATCATAACTGGCGAGGTTCAGGGCATAGACCTGGTTGCGCATATTGTGATAGGTCACGTTAGTTGTCCCGGCGGGTGGCGGTCCGTTGGTTAATGCACTGCTGAGGACGGTGGAACTGCCATTCCACGTCGCCCGGAAAAAATACTGCGAGGAATACGGCCGCGTGCCGCCAGAGGTAATAACGCCGGTCACCAGGCCACTCATTGCCGGTACAATGCCGTACTTACCGGGCTTCGTCGTATTGATGTTAAAGCCACCCGCCGGATCACTGCCGTTCGTTCCCACCGCCTCAATATCCGTGAGCACGCGGGTTTCGTTTGTCAGAATGCAGGTGCCCTGCTCATCCCATATCGCTATCCCCCACTCCGGGAGTGGCTGAGCAAATATTGTGAAAAAATAAACGTATGCCGTGCCGCCGGCCGCCGTGGCATTGGCGATGGAGACAGTGCAGGTCGTACCGCTCACTTTGTAGCTGACAACGCAACTAACCGTGCAGGAGACGAAGGGAATAATGGGCCTGTCTGCGGTGAAGGTCTGGGTCACTGTCGTTACGGCGCCCGAGGTTGCCGAAATAGCCGCCGTTTTCCTGCTGAAAAGTGCCAGCGGGATGGACTGCGGCGTGATAAACGGCGCGCCGTTTTCCGTTGCCAGCAACGCCCCCCAGTCAGCCATTATGATGCCCTCAGATAAGCAATCACGAACCCGGCGATGGCCGGGAACGTGTTCGCACCAAAATCAGTATCACTGGCGGCGGCGATGGTGATTGTACCGCCAGCGACGGTCACTCTCCGGCGTTTTGTGGTGTAGGTGGTGTCAGAACACACCTGCAGAACTTCCATAACGAAACCGGACGGTACGGTGTATGCCGCACTTCCTGACTGCTGCCCGCTCGTCACCGAAAAGAAACCCACCACGCTGACGGGCACCAGCCCGTAGTTATTGGGGTTGCCACTGGCGTCCCACGTCTGAATCCCCCATGCCATCAGAATGCCCCCGTGATATAGCCAATCTGCACGCGCAGCCGTGAATCGTCTTTAATGCTGATGGTGGTGTTGGTCCATTTCATCGCACCGGAGCTGTTGCTGCCGTAGTTCTCAAACGTACCGCTCTTGTCCAGCTTCCAGCCCGCCTCCCCTGAGACGTAGTTGTCTGACTGGATGTAATTGCCGATTTTTTCATTATCGATCGTGCCTTCCTGGATAAACGCCGAACTGATAAACACCTGTCCGTTGATGGCCGCAAACGGTGAATACTGTGTATCCCCGCTGCCGCTCATCAGCACAAACTGGTCAGCATTGAAACCCACACGGGTAACCACGGGCTTCCCTGTTTCGGCCAGCACCGCGATGCTCATCCCGGCGTTGTACATCACCCCGTTGATCCTGATACCCGCCTTCAGGGTGTGGATCGCCGTTGCGCCGTCGGAATCCACCGTCGCGGTGAGCTTGTCCTCGAGCGATGCGGTAACGTCGCTGATCTGCGCCTGAACCGTGGTTGTCAAATCGGCCATTGCCTTATCAATGCCGGCAACGGTGGTTTTGACGATCAGGATATCGGCACGCACTTCGCCATACTGTCGCCACTGGTGATCGACCGTGGCGTTGTTCGCCAGCGCATTCTGCAGGGCAGCTTCGAGACTGGTGTTGATATCACTGGTCAGATGCTCACCATCGGCAGATGTCAGGAAACCGTCGCCGATGTCGCCGAGATAATCCTCTGCGTTATTGTTGGACATGCCGCGGAGCCAGTCGGTAAAGCCGGATTCATTACCGGACCTGTCGACCAGTTGCGCGCGGTACCAGAACTCCTGCCCCGCCTTTAACCCGAGCTGGATGTATTCCGGGGACGGATACGGAACATCACTGAGCAACAGCGGATCCGAAAAGTCAGCGTTCGCCGTGTACTGAATTTCCGTTTTCAGCGTGTCGCTGGTGTTGGCCGGGAATCCCCAGTTAAGGCGGATCCCCCAGTTAATCCCCGTCGCAGTAAACCCCACCGGCGCGGGTGGATTGCCCACCTTGCCGGTCAGTGTTTTCTCTTCCGAATAGCCCCAGCCGCTGGAGATTTCCGCCGCGTTGACTGCCCGCACCCGGGCGAGATAGCGCCCGGCATAGATGGACGACACTTCAAACGAGGTGGTGGCGCTGCGCGGCACATTGACCCAGTTGCCGTCATTTCGCCGCCACTGCGCTTCATAAGAAATGGCGTTTGTGGTCACATCCCAGGCCACCCGCAGTGTTTCCACGCTGATCCCCTGACTGACAGAGGAATAACTGTCGATGATGATATTCTGCGGCGCGCGCTGGTTACCCGGCGGAACCACCGAGACCGGGCGCTGATCAATGATGGCGCCGGTATCAATACGCTGGTATTTATCCGGATCGTGGAAAGCCCCCGACACAGCGTATGTCCCGTCGTTGTTGTCAGCGACGCTCACCACACGATACTGCTGGGCATACAATTCATCGGACTCCACCACCCACACAGACTCCGGCGCCGGCGTTTCGCTGTAAAGGGCTGAAACGGTCACCACCCGGCCATTGACGGCCTGAATCGTCCGGCTCTGCGAAGCGCCCGAAGGCAGGTTCGCCATCAACCGGTCGCCGGCCACTGCATGGGGTTCGCGGTCGAGGGTAATAACACGCCCGCTGACAGCACTGATACGCCCGCCCGTCACTTTCCCGGACAGCATTTCGTCTGCAACGGCGATGACGTAACCCGGTTGCGGGATATTACCGTCCAGACCAACCGGAAAGGTCACCACGCGGTCTTTGTTGTTGGTGAGGATACCCCAGCGCCCCTTGCGGTTGGCTTCGGACTGGCGGGTACAACCGATGGCAGTCATCTCGAGCTGATTGAAACCGTACCGGGCCACCAGCGGCTGTTCAAATACCGGCTCCATGGCATCGGCATAGCCGTTGCCAGGATCGGACCACGACACCAGCGCGGTGGTATAGCGCGTTTTGGTTGTGCTGCCGGAATAGGTGAATTTACCGTCAATGACATTAGCCCGCGTGTAGTTGTAGTCCACATCACGGGGCATATCCGCCAGGCAGACAATTTTGTCGCCGCCCCAGTACGTCATGCCGCGAAATATCGCCGCGAAATCCCGCAGCACGGTAAAGGCGTCATTACGTTCCTGAACATACACATTGCAGAGATAACGGGGTTCAGTGCCGCTGCCGCCCCTGCCGTCAGGCACCAGTTGATCGCAATACTGAGAGACCTGATATAGCGTCCATTTATCGATATTTTCCGCGGTGAGACGGTTTCCCAGGCCAAAGCGGTCAGTAATCACGAGATCGTAAAAAATCCATGCCGGGTTGTCCGTCCACGCCCACCTGAAGACCCCCGTCCAGGTGCCGCTGTAGGTTCTGGTTTCCGGATCGTAGTTATCCGGAACCCGGATCACACGACCGCGTGGCTCGCAGGATATCTGTGGGATAGCGCCATTAAACTGGCTCGAGTCGAACTCAATGTAGAGCAACGTCGTATTCGGATAGCGCAGTTTGGCGTCAATCACCTCGGTATAGCTCTCAAGCGTCATGCGTTCGCCGATCTTTGCACTGTTGGTTTCAGCCGTGAGTTTGCGTAAACGAAGAGTCCAGGTACTTCCGGCCTGCGGCAAATCGATGCGGTGACAGCGTTCGTAACCGGATGTGGTTTTCCCGGTCACACTGGTATTCAGAACCGTTTGCCACGCGCCGCCATCGGTCTGCAGATCAATGGCGTATTTGATGGAATACCCCACCAAATCACCATCGTCCTCCTGCCTATACAGGGAGGGCCATTTCAGGCGCAGGCGGGCTGCGGATAGTTGGGTGTTGGTGAAGGTATGTGTCCACGCGGTGGTGCTGGTGATATCTGTCCCGACGTTGATTTCATTTTCGCTACCCGGTATGCCCTGAATATATTGCTGGGCCTGCGTTCCCGGGCGGAACTCCCAGACAACGCCGCTGAAGTTTTGCGAACCGTCGCTGTTCTCCAGTGGGGTACCATCCAGATAAATGTCTTTCCCCGTCAGACCACCAGCAAACTCCCCTTCACCAAGCGCGATGAGGATTTTCGCCTTTGCCACAGACTGGAGATCGTCAGGCTGTTCAACTGGCGTGCGGGCGCTTGAGCCACCGCCCTTTTTGCCCTTAATTTCTCTGGCCATATTTTCCCCACAAAAAAACCACCCGCAGGTGGCCATTGAAATAACGAAAGGATTTATTGCTGGTCTTCGACGTAAATACCCGCTGAGATGATCGCCCCGCCGATGCGGCGTTTACCATAGAGCAGTGGGACGGGATTACCCTGGGCCGTGGTGTTGGTCACCCCGCCGAAAGCATAGGAAGCGCGGTTGTCGGGATCCTGTTTGCTGGCAAGGCCGCCGGGCTGTGGTGAGAGCATTTGCACGACGCCGCCGAGCGTCAGTGCCGCGCCAGCGGAAAACAGCAGGTTACTTGCCGCGATGCTCACACCCGGCATCCAGATGGAGACCACCACCAGCACCGCCCCCAGGATAGTCTGCAGCAGGCCGGCCTTTTTACTGCCAATCACCACGGGGACAATACGGACAACTTCACCAGTCACCGCAAAACCCAGGTCATCAATACCGATATTCTTTTTGCCTTTGAAAACGGCATAGGTAAGCCCGCGCATACGACTTGAATTCAGGTATTTTTCAAAGCCATTCACGGTTTTTGAAAGTGCGTTTACCGCCTCGCCGGTGGTGCGGATCAAACGATAATGAACCCTGCCGAAGGTTTTACCGAGCACACCACCGAGCTCGATACGTGTCATGACTTCCTGCACAGGTCAGCCCTCTCTCAGATGAATGATTTATAGCGCACCACTTTCATGGTTCTGTCCATCCAGTAACCGCCGTACGGGGTGCGCTTGCTCAGATGGCCATAAAGGTGATGCAGGAGCATATTGCCTTCCAGCAAAATCCCGGCATGGTTCCACTTATCCGCCTGCACCTGCATGATCACCAGGTCGCCCGGTAACGGCGGCCCGACGAACCCCCGGAATCCGCATTTATACCAGCAGTCCTGGTAAAAATTGTCCGGATACTGGTTCTCCCACCACGGATAATCCACCCGGTAATCGGTCAGCTCAATGCCGTGGGTCTGCCGGAAGTAACTCATCACCAGTCCCCAGCAGTCGAAATGACCGAGCACGAACGGGCGCTCCAGCAGCGGCAGTTCACCGCGGGGCTGGATGGTGCGCAGGTCACCCTCCGGCCAGCTGACAATATGCCAGGGTAACAGCGTCGCGTCGCACTGCGCCTTGTCCAGCTCACTCGGTTGCGTCGTGGCGTCAGGATGGCTGTGAACAATCGCGATCACCGTCCCCTGGTCCTCTGCCGTGGCGTAATCCTCCGGCGAAAGATGAAATTGTTCTTCCGGCGACGGCGCAAGGTTACGACAGGGGAAATACCGCTCAACCCGGCTTTTTTGCGTGATGACGCCGCAGCATTCCCGAGGATATTCCGCAGCAGCATGCGCCATGATGGCATCAATGGTTTTCTGTCGCATATCAGCTCCTGATAAGCGACGTGCCGGGGAACCCACCGAACGGCAGCTCGTTGTTGGCTCCATGCCGCAGTTTGCAGGCGGTCAGCGTACCGTTACACTCATCGAGTGACGGATCGCTGACCGGATTGTTGTTTTTGTCGAAATACAACGTCCCGGCATAATCACACCCATCACCGGAACGGTATTTGTTGCGGATACACCACGTACAAAGTGAATGAAGCTGGCGCGTCGGGAGCAACAGCCCCTGCAGATCCATTGGACTCGCGAGGACAAACTGCACCACTTCGTTTGTCTCTACTTCCTTCCCATCGATATAATACAGCCGGCGGTTTTCCTGCGTCGGATCTGCCGTCGGGTTACCGACCAGGAAGTTTGCCGCATCAAGGTACTGCGCCAGCGTGTCGTGAATAACCACTCTGGCCTGCAGCAAATCATCGTAAGCCAGACATAACGCGGTGATGGAACTGTCCAGGTTGGCGACCGAGAGTTTTGGTTGCGCGCTGGACCCGTCTGTCGACGCCTCGATACCTTCAATCTGGCAGGGCCACGCGCGGTATTCGTTTCCCTGCCACCAGATGGATTTCACCTGCAGCTTTGTTTCATCGCCGGCCGCCGCTTCAATCTCTTCCGGCGTATGCGGGATATTGTAAGCATGGAAGTACATCACATCCGGTATGCCGAATGCGGTACCGTCCACCTCAATCAGCCGGACAGTATTCCCCGGCTCCAGTTTCTGGTAATCAGCATTAAGACTCATGGTGCAAATGCCTGTTCAAAGGTTGCGGTAATGGTCATTACCCGTTGTCCGAGAATGACCTTCTGGAGGCTGTCTGCCTNNCCCCCCTCCCCCCGCCACAACGCCAGTTCACCGAACGGCGGCGTAAAAGAAAATGACTTCGTTTTGTGGCGGCGCAGGAAGGCATAAATCTCAAACCCGGTCTCCGGCCGCCCGCGGAAGGTGTAATCAAACGTCAGCATTTCGTCGTGCAGACCCGAGCCGCTCACCTGCGCATAACCGTCGCCAAACTGCGCTTTCCGGATGGTGTCTTTGGTTTTGGTTGTCGGCTGACCTGCCGCCTGCACCGGCCAGATAAATGCCTCAACGGCCATAATGATCACCTGCGATTGCTGGCACTCCAGATAAGACCGCCGGGGCGGATCTCCCGTTTAATGCCATCCTGAACGGATTTGTTGATAACCTGCTGGTACGCCCGGCTAATCTGATCGCCGGTGTTTTTCCCGTCATTGTCCGACTGGTCGTTGTTGACCGTCACCGGCGCGTAGACACTCACCCCGGGAGGAGAAACCGCACCGCCGTTGGCGTTACCGACATAGCCGCCCGACGCATACCCACGCATTAACCTGTAGAGATTGCCGACGCCGATCCGGCTGGTCGCTTCTTTGTGAAAAACGAACTCACCGCGGTGAACCACCCCGGCAGGCTCATATTTCCCGCCGGAGCCGGTAAACCCGCCACCGGCAAAACCAAACGCCGTTGAGGCGAAACCGGCCAGCCCGACCAGCGCCTGCTTCATGGCGATTTGCGCCAGCATCGACAGCGTGGAGCGGGTAAAGTCAGCCCATTTCGCTTTTCCGGTCGTCAGCATGTCGCCCAGGTTTTTTGAGAACCCGTCAAAGGCGGTCGTTGCCGCTGTCCGCATTTGCCCGTAGGCATCGGTCGCGGCGTCGGTGTAATCCGCCCAGGCCGATTTCGCTCCGGATAACCAGTCACCACGCAGCGTATCCTGTGCGGCATAGTAGTTTTTCAGTGCGGCCAGTTCGTTCTGGTAACCCTGGTCGGCATCCGAGCCACCGGCATTCATCCAGCCCTGACGGAGTTGTGCCTCTTCGTTTCGGCGCTGCGTCTCCCGGCTGCCCGCCCCGGCACTGTCCAGCAGCGCGCGGGTTTTCTCCCCCATTTGTGTAACGTATTTCTGCGAAGAGTCCTGCAGGCGATTGAGCCGCTCTTGTGCCACGATCTGATCGCCCAGGCGGGCATTCAGTTCAGCGCGGGACAGCACCTCGTTTTTACTGGCGAGCAGGGATTTTTCTTCGTTACTCAGCATGCGGTTTTTTGCCGCTTCCTCGAGTACAGCGATGCGTGACTGCTGGCGCCACAAATTCTGGCGCTGCTGGCTGATGGTATCGTTGATACCCCTGTGCGCCTGCAGCGTCCTTAATTGCGTTTCCAGCTCCAGCGTCTGCGCGCTCGCGGTATCGACCGTCCGGGTTCCTGCCGGCGTTTTTGCCGCCTGCGGCTTTTTGAGCGAGGCCTCGTACTCTTTTTTCGCCGCATCCAGGTTGATGTTGTAATCTGCCTGGAGGATCCGCCCCTCTTTCAGCGCCCTGTTAAGCTCGTTCTGACGCGCCGTGTATTTTTCCNCGGCGGCTTCCTTCGTCGCATTAGCCTCGTTCGCTTTTGCGATTCCGGCCTGCTGCTGCGCCATATCCAGCGCCAGTCGCGCCGTTTCGCGATCATTCCAGAAGCGGGCCCGAGCCTCTTCATTGATGAAGCGGTCGTTTTTTTCCTGTTCCCATGTCTTGTCCGCGCGCCGGAACGCCGCCTCCGCTTTACTCAGCAGTTGCTGCGTACTGTCCGGGCGCCCGATATCCAGCGCTGCGTCCCACATGGACTTAAATGCCCGCTTAAGCGAATCCGCTGCAGCTTCGATCGTGCCCATGTTGTCGCGNNATCGTTTGCCGCCTGCAGGGCCGCCGCTTCATTACCTGACCGCTGCAGCTGGGCGACGTAAGCAATCTGCTCTGCCGTCACGTTATGGAACTGCTGCGCCATGGCAATCAGGCCGGATGTCGGGTCATTCGTCAGTTTACCGAACGCCGCGGCAACTTTGTCCAGCGGAAGGCCGGACGCCTGCGTGAAACGAGCCACGGCCTGGCTCATGTCATCAAACCGCGCACCGGCGAGAACGCCCGCGTTCACCAGCGCCGTCAGCGCGTCGCTGGTCTGGTTAAATGTCAGTCCGGCGCTCTGCCCGGAACGGGACAGCGTCAGCACCCTGTTCGCCGTCAGCCCCGCGCTGTTGCCTGACAGCACCAGCGATTTGTTGAAATCAGAGAGTGTGGAGGATCCCTGGTACCAGGCGTATGCTATCGCGCCCGTTGCCGTCGCCAGCGCGCCGAAGCCAACCGCCAGCGGTGATATCGCACTGGTCAGGGCACGGAACGTCGGGATGATCCCGCCGAAAGAATCTTTAATCTGACCGCCCTGCTGGAGCAGGATAAGCCACGGACTCTGGCCACCGGCGAGCTGGGTGGCCACGTCGGTAAACTGTGCCGGCAGCATCCGCATCGCTGCCGTGTACTGACCAATGGACAAACCGGCTCTCTGCGCCGCGCTTTGCTGCCTGCTGAATGCCTGCTGGATTCGCAATGCCGAGTCATTTGCAGCGTCACCGGTTTGCTTCAGTTGCCGCTGAGCGTAACTGACCTGCTCGGTAAATTTTGACGAATTGACGTCGAGGTTAACAACCAGATCACCCACTGCCGTCTGGGCCATAGCGAACACCTCCTGTAATGCCTGCTGCTTTTGCCATCAGCACATCATCGTCCGGCGCGTCGTCCGGGAGCGTGTCAGATGTCGGGGAAAGGACGCTGAATGCGCCGGGGGTCAGCTCAGGGTCACTGAAGAACATCGTTGAGAGGGTGTAGAGCAGCCCGGAAAAATGCAGATCAAGCTGCACGTCATGAAAGTAGTTGTCCCGGTAGAAAATATGCCAGTCGCCATATTCTGTTGAGGACATGCCAGCCAGCATGGTGCGCCAGTCAGGCCGACCTAACTCGCGCGCCAGCTTCATGACAAAGGTCAGCTCACTGGCAAGGACTTTTCCGCCGACACCGGTTCGGTGTCATCCCCGGGCGCAGTGGTGTCGATTGCAACATCTTCCTCATCTGGCAGCGGCAGCATGCCGGAGAGCTGCTTAACCCGGAAATCCGCTTCGGCGATGAGCTCCAGCGGCCAGGTGGACAACACCTCCTGCTGGATTTTCACGTATTCCGCGACCGCCCCTTCCTTAAGGGTCCCTTTCAGGGTATGGCCGTGCCAGAGCGACATGGCCACCACATAAGCGCCAGTCTCAACGGTCACTGCCATCGCTTTCTGAAAATCACCCTCCTCGATCGCTTCGATGTTTTTCAGATACTCGAGGTATTGAATCCGCTGCAGCGCGGACAGTTCGAAAAGGAAAATGGTCTGCCCGTTGCGGGTCAATTCATTGGTTTTTAAAAACATGCTGTACTCCGGAAGGCGGGGCCGGAGCCCCGTTTATCAGGATACGGTCACTTCGCAGATAGCCACAAAGAGACCGTCGTTCGTCATCATAACCACCTGCACCACACCCGCTTCCACGCCGGTCACCGTGACGACGTTGCCGCTGACGCTGACCGTGGCCACATCCGGGTTAGAGGTGGAGACGCGGAACGATTTATCCGACGCGCCAGCGGGCTGCACTGCGACGTTTACCACTACGGTGGCTCCGGCGGCGACGGTCGCAGTGGTTTTGTCGAGCGTGACGCCGGTTACCCGAATCACCGGCGCACCGCTCTCTTCCGCCAGATTCGGCTTCCCGGAATTGGTGATTTTCACCGTGCGGGTAATGACTTCTTTCGAGGTGATAGTTTTGCCGAGGCTGCTTGGCCAGCCTTTAAACACATCCACGGTGCCGTTGGGGTATCTGATTTTATACGCCCTGACTGTACCCTCGTTGAACCAGTTTACCAGGTCTTTTTGCCCGGCTTCGCCCGGTTTCCACCCCAGTGTGACCGACGTATCCCCGGCCGATTTCTGGCCCTGCGCAGTGCTGGTCCAGTCGGCGTTTTCGTCATCGATATAGGTATCATCTTCCGAATCCGCGGTCATTTCGCCGGGTGTTAAATCCTTCACCTGCGCCAGGCGGGTCCAGTCGACATCGGACAGCGGATTAGCGAAGGGATCGCCTGAGCCGCCATAAATCCAGAACGTGGTGCCGGCACCTTTAACAGGCGCCAGCGGGTTTGGTGTTACCATAACGTCCTCACATTTCGTAACTAATGGAATATTTCAGGTCGGCAGAACTCCACAACCCCATATCGTCATCACGCTGGTAGTCATAGCCCTGCTGAACCATCAGGGAGAGAAGCCCTGCCAGTGCAGGAACATTGGTCAGCGCCGGATACACCCGCGATTCCATCCAGTCATCAAGATGGGAATCGGGCGTCTGTGCAGGAAGAAAAACCTCAATGTGCAGCGTTGCCTGCCAGGTATCTGCATCAAGGTCTTCGCCGGTATACTCCGCATCGGTGAGATACACTGCCACCGCCGGGAATTCGCCCTCTTCAAACACGACAGGACGCCCGTCAAAGAAAGTGGCGTCGTCCCCGATGACTCCGTCAAGAGCATCAAGTACCGCCAGTCGAATATCGCTGTGTTTCATCGCGTCAGAATCAACCTGAGTTGGTTTTCAAGGGATGCCCGTAATTCTTTGGGCATATCGGTTTCCATCAGCTTTGGTAGTTCATCTCTAAACGCTGTGGTGAGTGGTGCTGCGAGAGGGATGCTGACCACTTCAATCGGGTAGCGCGGCTTTGCCGTTCTGCGCATGACGTGCCAGCGCCCGTTTTTCAATTTCTGAATGAATGCATTGGGAAATTGAAACGGGCCAATGCGCAGCACGCTGTTTGCGCCCCGTTTGTCGCGTTTTCGCCGGGATAAACGAACACTTGCGGTGCCAAGCTTAATGGCCGGAAGGTTGCCCCTGTTCACCCGGATCATTGCCTGCGGTTTTTTGGCGGTGGCGCGACGCACTTTCGCGCGCTGTTTCACCAGCTTTCGGGGAACCCGGGTGTCCTTTGACACGATGGCGACACTCCGGCTGACGGCACGATTAGCAATACGGTTTACCGCCTGAGCGGATGCCCGCGGAACGGCAGTTGTGCTGATGCTGTTCAGATTGGCGATTGCCTGCTCGAGGCCTTTTATGGACATAACGTTTTCTCAGCGGCGCCGGGTATTCTCTGGCGGTGTACCATTTCCGATCCAGATATGGCAGGAGCCACCGTCATCCGGCCCGACACGATCGACCCAGAATGATTTCCCGTTAATGGTCAGCGTATCCAGGCGTTTTAACAGACTCACGGAGACAGATTTGACGAACAGCGTCGGGCTGGAGCCTTCCACCCTGACACCAGCCCCTGCATAGCCAATATTCTCCGGATCATCGAATACCCCGGTGAGGATTGCGCCAGCCTGAGCTCCCGACGTGATACGGACTTCGGTTCCCATCAGATCACGGATAGTGTCGTCGGCGCGCGCCAGTGCGGCGTCAAAGAGATTATCGAAGTCAGACATGGCGCCTCCTGTCAGCATTCTGCGGCCAGCCCCAGCGCAATCAGACCGGCAGCATCACCAGGTGCCACCCGGATCAGAGTACCGGGCTCAGCAATCAGGACGCGCTCATTTTTTGTCGCATGCAGCGCATCAATATGCAGCGTCACCCGAGTTTCAACTGTCACCAGCTCGCCTGTCGTTACCGTTTTCGGGCCTGTTCCGGTNNTTGTCGGATGCCCCCCCGCCTCGCCAGACGCTGCTGCATCGTCTTCAGGATCCGCGTCCGGCGTATCATCACCCAGTTCCTCTTCCAGTTCAGCCACACGGAGTTTTAACTCCTCTTCGGACCCGGCGGTGCTTACCTCACGGTTAAGCAGCACACCCAGCTCATTCAGGCGCGCAACAAGTTCTTTCTTCGCCATCTTTTCTTTCTCCAGAAAAACGGCCCCGAAGGGCCGCAATTACGCCAGTTTCACGGACACGAAGGCATCCGGATCAGGAAGCAACATCAGCGGGGCTGACTGAATCATGGTAAATTCGCGGGCCGGATCGCCGGTCTGTACCCAGTTTTTCGGATAGCGCGCCGAGGCGTTGATACCTTCACGCTGCGCGTCCACATCCTGAATACAGCCGTAGGTACGAATCCCGCGCGCCTGCGTGTTACCCAGTACCATCGTTAAATCAGGAAGATAGTTTTTCTTCTGATCGTCTTCGATGAACTGGCCGGAATAGACCACGATGGCCACATCACCGTACATCCCTTTATACGAAACGACTTCGCCCAGGTCCTTCAGTGCGGTTTCCAGCTCGGAGTGAGAGCCACGACGGGTATCGAGTTTCTCCTTCACCGCTTTAAACGAACGGAACAGCGCCCACCCTTTCGGGTCGAAAACGATGATGTTCACGACGCCGCTGGCGCTGAGCGCGTACGCTTCAATGTCATCGGTCGGGTCATACGTCGCTTTATCACGACCTGACCAGGCCGCTGCGCCCGCCTGCGTAATGTTGTTGCCGGCATTACGGCCCATATCCACCTCAACCGGCGAAAACTGCTCGCCCGTCATGGTGTATTTGCCCTGGAGAACAGCCGCGACGGCCTGTTTCTCTTCAACCTGCGCAATCGCCAGCTCTTCATCTTTCATGTTCTGAAGGATAATGCGGCGGCGGCGATAGGCCGGGTCTGCAAGATTTTGCGGATCTTCATCCGGCAGACGCCGCAGGGTCATCTGCGCATTCACTTCGTGTTTTGGCTTAACGTAGCCCGGCGTAAATTCAGAGGTGCTGCCGCCGCGGGAGCGGATCACCTTACCGGACACGATCGGCGAGACATACAGAGCCATGTTGACCAGGCCGGGGATCTGCGAGAGATAAACCTTCTCCGTCGTGAACGGATAGCTTTCACGAAAGAAAATCCGCAGAAACAGCGGATCAAACTTGAATCTCTTTTCATTAACCGCCAGCAGTTTAGCGGTGGTGTAGATGGACATAGATTTTTTCCCGTAAAAAAGGGCCGCCAGAGCGACCCGTATGGACAGAAAGAACAGTCAGCCGGTGCGGTTACACAATGCTGATAGCAGAGCCCGCAAACGCGTTACGCTTTTTGACCTCATCGGCCACAGCCGCAGGCCAGAGCACGTCTTCATAACGGAATGAGCCGGTTTTATAGAACGTCAGCTGAACGCTGTTCTGGTCAGCAGCGATCGCCAGCACGCCGGTCGCCGTGCCGGATTTTGCGCCATCCCATACCGTCAGTTTCCCGGAAGTTGCATCCGGCATCAGCGGTGTCATGGCCGGGGTTGCCGCAGCAAGACCGCCCGGGCCGGTTGCGGTGAATGCCGGGTCACTATTGCCCAGCGGCTGGTAATGCTTAAATTCTTCTGTGATTGCCATAAATGCCTCTTAAACGGGAGTATTCATCAAATCGTCCCCGGCATCAGAGGCCGGGTTACCTGCCGCCACCGCACCGGGCGCACTTTCCATCAGGCGATCCAGCGCGGTATCTGAACGAACCTGAGCGCTCTGCGGCGCCGCCCCCAGAATGCGTTGTGCATTCTCCACCGTCATTCCCGGTGTTTCCGCCAGCGCCCGGGCCTGCGTTTCGCGCCCTCTGGCTTCTTCACAGTTCAGGATCCCCATGATGCGGGTATTTTCTTCACTGACGGCTTTTGCAATACGGGCATCCATATCCGGCGCTGCTGCCGTCGGGGCACGCTCTGTCATGACAGGCTCAGCCGCGGCGGGCTCAGTGACAGCGGCGCTCACCGCAGGGATTGTTTCTGCGGATGCAGTGGTACCTTTCATATTTCCTCCGGTCATCGTTTTACGTTGTTTATCAAGTGCATCGCGCATCACACTGAGCGCGTCGGTATTAATAACAAGCTCATCCGCCAGTCCGGCATCAATCGACTCAGCTCCGCTATAGACCGCAGCTTCGGTATTCAGCACGTCCCTGACAGACATGCTGGTATAACCGGCCACTTTTTCAGCGAACATCTGGCGGGTGGCGTCAATCCGCGCCTGAAAATCCGCGCGGATATCTTTCGGCAGTTTTTCGTACGGGTTGCCGTCGACCTTGTGATCGCCGCTGTAAATCAGCGTGACCTCAACACCCTGCGTTTTCAGCGCCGCGCCATAGTTGCTGTGCGCCATCATCACGCCAATCGATCCGACTCTGGCCGTCTGCGTGACCAGGCGATGAGAGGCAGCACTGGCGATAAGCTGCCCGGCGCTGCAGTTCATGTCATTCGCCAGCGCCCAGATGGGTTTGATGTCCCGCATGCGGGCAATCAGGTCAGCGCAGTCGAAAGCACCCGATACCATGCCGCCGGGGGTATCCATATCCAGCAGAATACCGTCGACACCCGGATCGCTGACCGCCTGCTGCAGGCGCGTGATAATGCCGTTGTATCCGGTCATACCGGAATACGGCTGCAGGCTGCGGGTTTTACCCACCAGCGTGCCGGCAACCGGCACCACCGCAATCCCGTTCGTTACCTGATAGCTTCTCGAAAGCCTGGGCCCCGGTTCGTCGTCTTCACCAAAGAACGCCATCGGGTCGGCAATCTGCTCGCTGTTCAGCGTGGTGCCGGAAAGGGTATCGGTCAGCNTGGACCCGCCAGCGCGCAAAAGAAAACCCGCGCATAGGCGGGTTCAAGCAGCAGCGGCTCATTGAAGGCCAGACTGGCAATATGTGGGAGATTACGCAGCTCGGGCGTCATCGTTCTCCTCCTTAGTGGAGTTTTTCAGTCCTGATTCAAAGGCAGAGGCTGCCCAGGCCGGCGGCGTTAATCCGGCAGCCCGTCGCTCCATCGTTTCTCGCACCTGCTGGGCAAAGATTTCCTGATAATCCTCCCCTCGTTTAGCACACTCTTTTTCGTAGGTGCTAAGCCCGGCCTCAATCAGCATGACCGCTTCCTGCACCTCCTTGAGACCATCAATCGCCATTCGGCCAGCACCAATCCAGTCACAATTGCCCCAGGCACTTCGGGCTTCCTGAAACGAGAACCGGGCGCGGGACGGCAGCATGACCACCCGCCGGACGATTGCCTCTTCGAGCCAGCACAAAAACATCTGACATGCCTGCCGGGAAGCTACAAACTTGCGGCGCCCCATGAAATACGCCCATGATTCATTGGCGCTGGCCCGCGCAGTGGAATAGCTCATCTGGGCATAATTTCGCGACAGTTGCTCATACGACACGCCGAGGCCGGCGGCGATATAACGCAGCAGCGACTGCTCGAAGACGGAATAACCATTGTCGGTATCCTGAGCAGACTGGAGGTTCAGGGAATCACCGGGCAGCAAGTGCGGCACTTTCGCACCGCCGAGGCGTACCGGCGCCGCGGCGTAATACGAGGCCATCTCGCCCAGCCAGCCGGTCATTCTTCGCTGCTGTTCTTTATTGTCAGAGCCGAGAATGAAGTCCATCGCCGTCTGTGTATCCAGCTCGCTCTCGATGGTGGCGGCATACATCGCTTTCACGATCGCGCTCTGTAACTGGGTGTTCTGCAGGGTGTCGAGCATTTTCATCTGCTCCATCACGCTGTAAAACACGTTGGCGCCCCGGGTCTGACCATCTTCAAGAGGCTCAAAGACATGAATGAACGACGTGCGACCGCCCGCCAGTTCGCGCGGGACGTACGTCCATTTCTGCGGTGACCAGCCGGGATAGTCATCTTCGCTGACGTAATAACCGATGGCAGCACCGCCGTTATCGAGCGCCACACCCGCGCGACAGTTGCGTGAATCACCAGTGTTATTTGGGTTGCTGATACGCTTCGGGCTGACCATCTTAAACTGCGTCCTGAACAGCCGGCTGGCGCTACTGTCCCAGGTGGCCTGAGCGCATAGTTCCCCGTTAAAGGCATGCATCGCCACGCCTTCACGTATCATCATGGTGAAGGTGCGTTTACGTTCAACGTCAATGCTGCAGCAATCATCCTCAGCGAACTCTTTCCAGGCTGCCTCCACTTCCCGGGAAAAGGCGCGGGCTTCCTCCTCACCAATCCCCAGAAAACGCCAGCTGGGACGGTGGCTTAATCGGAAAAACGAGCCCACGATATGATCCTGATGCAGTTGCACGGCATTTGCCGCATAACCGTTATTTCTGACCAGATCGTCGGCGCGGGCGTTACCGCGGACAAATTCTGGCAGAAGCGCCGCATCAGGGCTTTCACTGGGTGGATTCCAGGCGCGCAACTGACCACCGAACCCACCACCCCCGCCATGGTACCCGGCGTACTCCCGCAAAGAGGTTTTCCCGTCCGGACCTAATAACGCTGGTGATTTCATACATAGAACCCTGCCGGTCCCCGGCGCCTGTGAGTGATACCGATTTGAACTTCCAGATCGGCGATGTATTTTTTCAGGTCAGTCACAGAGGTAGCCGTAAACTCCACCCTGCGCCCGTCTTTTTGCACCGTCGCCACCCGCTTGCCCGTCATCAGCTCATGCAGCGCGGCGCGGGCGCTGTCCAGTTCGGCCTGTGTCGCCATCATTCATCTCCGGCTAAAGCCCGGGCATAATCTGCCAGGGTTTTGTTATTTTTCGAATTGCCGTCATCCTCCAGCAGACTGACCAGAAGTGAATCAAGGTTGAGTTGCCAGCGGGAAATACTGATCCGCAGCGCAGCCAGCGCGTAGACAAAGCAGTCAAGCGCCTCGTTGCGTCGTTTTTTGCTGTCCCAGAGGATTTTTCGTTGCCCGTTAACCCATTTTTCGACCTGCTCTTCAGCGGTCAGCTGCTGCGCCTCAGCCAGATCGTAAATGTCAGGGTTATTGGGGAAATGCACGGCGCCGGCAAGCGGTTCATCACCGTCGGCAACCAGAGTGAAGCGGTTGTAAATCTGTTCTTTCGCGGTATCGGTCCCCACTTCCGTCAGATACACACCGTTTTTGTTACGCTTGCGCGGCATGTTCGCCACCGGTTTGCCGTATACCGACGCCCCTTTGACGGGAATGACCCGGAACAGACCATGTTTTTTCGACCGTTTATAAACAATGGTGGGATCAATACCCCCGATATCCCAGCAGATACGGGAAATCGCCATCTCAACACCGTTACGCCGGGCGTAGACTTTATTGATCGCTTCATCGACCCTGAGAAGCGTGGCTTCATCATCATGACGGCCCATTATGATCTGCCTGTCGATAAGCCAGCTTTCTTCTCCCGGTCCCCATCCCCAGACACGCATCTCGTAACGATCAAGCTGTGAGTCAATGCCGGCAGTAAGATAAGCCACACGGTCCGGAACAGTTGTGATGAAGTGTTCCTTACGCGCTTCCAGCGTCTCGGCGTCAGGACGTTCGCCAATCGTGGGTTCCCACGTCTCACCTAACGTCGTGTTAACGAAGGTTTTGCGCTTGCCTGTATCCCCTTTCGTTTTCAGCCAGTCGCGGACGATCTGCACCCAGGTGGTGAAGGGACTGTAAGCCGTCCAGATATGAAAAGTAACGCTCTCCGGTGGAGCAATGTCAGCGCCGTAGGATGAAAACCAGCTTAAACCGTCATGCGTCCAAATCCCGGTACGCTCACAGATATAGCGGGCGTTGGTGAAGTCCAGTTCCTGTTGTTTAATCACACAGGCATTATGTTCGCAGAGATAAAAAACACTGGCCGGGTTATCCGCTTCCCACTTAAAGCCAAATGGGGTTTCTTTATCCCCAAATTTCAAATATTGCTCTTCACCGCAATGCGGGCAGCGGACATGAAACCGCATAAAATGCTCAGATTCACTGGCTGCGCGCTCTATCTGACACGAGCCTCGAAGCTTTGGTGTAGATCCACGAATGGATTTTGGCCAGACAGAGCCTTCAATACGTTTGTCACCCAGGAATGTAGGGGAACCTTCTTTCTCAATATCTTCATCAAACGATGCGAGCTCATCATACCCAACGACATCGACAGATTTTTCGCGGTAGTTTTTTGCTGCCTTGCCGCCAAGGCACCAGAAAATTTTGCCGTGGCTGTACCTCTTCATGACCAGGGTATTATCGCGGTGTTTTTTACCGAACCATGGTGCCAGTGACAGCAACACAGGGACATCGCGAATAGTCGGCTCGACATGGGATTTCATGAAATTCGCCGCATCCGTTTCCGTTGGCAGAAAAAGAAGCTGGTTTCGCTGCTTGTGCTCGGTGAAATATGCGAAGGTGGCCAACAGCATTTTGGAATAGCCGACGCGGGCTGATTTGATGATATTCACAACACGAATATAATCCGCCCCCATGCTGTTCATGATCGCCCGCTGATATGGCAATGTTTTCCAGCGCCCTTCCTGGTATGAGGATTCTTTGGGGAGGTAATAATGCGCGTCAGCCCATTCCACCACACTCACCGGGACAGGCCGAACCAGCCCCCGTAGCCCGTCGCTGATGCAGCGGGCCATATTACTCATCTGATATTCGGAGATATTCATCAAGGATGCCCGGTAGTTTTTGCCCGACACCGGCGGCAAGATTCATCGTTCTGGAAATTTCGGATTTGATAAAGGCAAGCTGCCTGTCTTCCGTTCCCGGGAAACGCCGTTGTATCGACAGGGGAAGCGCATCGAGAACGGAAGCAATTTCGCCGGCAATTCGGCTAAGCGCGAAGGAACAAAACTCGGTATCCACTACACGACGGCTGTCCCGATCGTTTTTAAGTTTCTGGCCAATTGCCTGTTCTTCGGTCAGCGCAATGCGCGCCATCAGAAGTTGTTTGTCGTGGTCGGTATTTTCATCGTCAGGTTGTTGTTTCCGCTCCTGGTGAGCCAGTCGGTTTTCGAGTACAGATTTGACATCATAGAGGACCTCACGACCCTTGCGCTGTACAGGTAAAACTCCCCATTTATCAAAAGCCTGTACCGATATTCCGAGAGAGGAAGCCATATCTGATTTGTTCAGCAAAACAGCCATCTCCGCTCCCTATTTATCAGTGACAACAAAACAACAACCAACCTCCTGAAAAAAGTCATACATCGCCAGAATCTGCGAGGTCGCCGCCCCGTAACAGGCCGATATGCCTGAAAGGACCCACAAACGATAATGGTTATCGATATCATCGATTCAACTGGGCTCGTTCAAACTATTTGAGTCCCGGATAATCACAGCTCGTACACTAATGGCAATGATGGCCACTCTGGCTGCACATGGCAGACGCGCATAAAAAAAGCCCCGCGGAAGCGAGGCTTAGTGTTCTTACAGAGACTACATGAAACCCTTCGTCCCTGGATGAGTCACGACAGTTTTCTGACTGCCTCAAGTATCTCATCTGATGAAAGATCTCTGTCGGAAGCCACATAGACCACTTTATGATCACCTGTAAGCGAAGGGAAACCGGCTGACATTATCGGAAGGTGGGCGTCTTCCCCATTAGGATAAGTGCGAAGGATTGAGGTAATCCCTTTCATTACAGAAACAGTAACTGTAGGTTCTGCATTGAAAAAAACGATAACTTTTTTCATGAGATTACCACTATGGAGGCAGCAGATAATTCTATAGAGTACCAAATTATCTACTGACAATTTAAAATTATAGGCCTCGTAAATCCGAAACTTTCATGTTACTTCCGAAAATCAAGGGCAACTTGCCCTGACTGGATATACGAAGCGATATTATCAAACGTAACCATTGAGGCTTTACAAAAAATACATTTTGCGCCGAACGGATTTTTTTCTGAAATATCAAAAGTAGATGTTCTGTATTGCGAACCGTGACAGCAAGGGCATCGGAAATGAATATGGGTAGTAATAATAGTATCCTTAGAGCGCCACAACGTTCACGGCAGATGGACCTTTAGGGCCATTTTCAATCGAAAACTCGACCTCTTGATTTTCATAAAGTGTTCTGAATTCATCACTTTGAATAGCAGAAAAATGGACAAAAACGTCCTTACTGCCATCTTTAGGCGTGATAAATCCAAATCCCTTCTCTGGGTTGAACCACTTCACTAATCCGTTAATTTTGTTTGACATGTATGTCACCTTTTCATTTTGTTTTCAATCAGTTATGGTTTGAAACAAAATTCACCAGATTAAAGAGAAACCCAAGAGGACATATCGACAGATATTAGTGATGAGAATTACTTTGAGGAATTATTTAGTGTCAAACCGACCGTTTCATTAACGCATGAATAGTCGAACCTGGCAAGACAAACTTTTAAAAAATTGTAAAGAGCCCGCATACCGGTGGATGAATGGCCCAAATATTAAAAAAATGAGGTCATTCCTGCCTTCATGTACCAGACTCCTTGTGACCTTTGATCACTGCCCCCTGAGATTCATTGGGAATTAGACTCAGGGATGAGTCAGTTTTTTAGAATATCCAGCAGCAGCGTCTCGTATTGAGGTACGAAAAACATTCGAATCTTTTCTATTATTAAATTAGAGATTTAACCGTTTCACTGACTCATAACGTTACACTTAAGTGGAATATTTTCATTTCACAACTGTAGCCATTCGCTCCCTCGCTATTAAGATAAGTCTCAATAACTTCCACTCTCGCTTGTTAGCTCATGAATATCTGCAAGACTTAGGCAACTCTGAAGTAGCATTTCTGCGTAAATCGGGGAAACCTCTCAAGGACGAGGCACTGCCATACGTTAGACATCATCACAAGAGTAAGAAGTACTCGATAATTTTCAAATGCCCTCGCACCAGGGGGCTCTTTTTCATTATCACAGACACTCAGAGAATGCCTGTTGTAATGCCAACGCATCATTCCGCTGGCTGAATATCAATGTAGTACTCTTTGCCCTGCTCGAACTGATCCAGTGCATCGGGGTTAGAGATGTGCATTTGCAACTCGCCGCTCGGGGTATACTTCGACCACTTTTTGTTTTCCGGTGTGTCGTCGATTACCGCGCTCATATGAACGGTCTGTGATTTGTTGCCATCGTATTTTTTGATGAAGTGACAACAGAATTTGGCTCGTACTGTCATGTTGGTTCCTCAGTTGAAAAAGCCCCGCTATTGCGAGGCTCTGGTTTTCTCTATTTCGCGTATGCCAGCCAGCTGGTTATTTGCCTTCCCGATAGCCGCCAGCAGCGGCTTAATCCACAACACCACCTGGCAATAAGTCAGCGTACTGGTGGTAGTGGCGCTATTACTGACTGCGTCAGCGTTCCCGGTATCGGTATGCATTTCGCTGGCACGTAAACTGTTCGCGTATTCGAGCAGCCCACCAGCGACATCAGCAGGAACAGGCAGATCACAGGTTTTTTCACGTTTGAGGATCTCCCGGTATTCGATGACGGTTTTATCGGTGCTGACATCAATCAATGAGTTAAGGCTGCTGGTATGCTCGGCTATCTGATTAAACCGGTTGAAATTGAATGCCTGTGTGGCTATGACCTGCCCCTGCAGAGCATTATCGCTACGCAGCACGTTATTGTCGCTCTGTACAGTGGCAAGGTTTGCGCGGCTATTTGCCAGCAGGACACACAGCACGGCGACAACAATCACGACACCCACCAGCAGAAGCGAGCGCCAGGATGCTTTGATATTTTCCTGGGTAATCATTTCAGACCATCCAGACAGAGAGTCTCTTCTTTACCGGCGCGCGTAACCAGTCCAGGAAGAACGCGACCACCACCATACACCCAGCGCGAAAACTGATAACAGGCTACCTTCACATCTCCGCTGCGGAATAAAGAGAACATAGTCGAGCCGCGCATATTGCCGCATCCTGAGCGGAAAGTTACCGACACAGCTGCGCTAAACGTATCGTCTGACAGGTTTCGACCATTGCCATAACGATTAACGCAGGATTCAGCGTCGAGAATGTTTTCTTCCCACTCTGCGGCGATCTGCTGGTCGTCCTTAATGGTGCCGTGCTTAACGCCGTGAGTATTGCCCAGGCCGTCAGTCAGCACACCCGCGGGACAAACGTAAGGATCACGACGGCATGATTCCGCATTACCGATTAACTCGAGGCCGCGCTCATTGGTTCGTACATGTCCATTTCCAAGCACAATCGAGATAATTACGGCAACTGAACAGATGATACCGGCCGCGCCACCTACTTTCTTTAGCGCTGCCATATCATTTATCCTGAGGAGGGGGCGTGATATAGCCGCGCTCAAGCGCCGCCTCATAGGCTTTGATCTGGCGGCGTTTAAAATAGAAGTTCACGAAGAATGTCAGCAGGCCGATAATGAAGCCGCCGACGACAGCGATCATGTTCCAGTCAAGGTCTTGCACCCATCTGGCGAAACTACCCCAGCAGATGAGGCTACCTGATGTACAATACCCCACCACCGAAGCTATTTTGTCAGGCATGATGTTTTTCATCCGACACCTCCTGCTTGAGGTGTATTGAGGGAAAATAAAGGCGACCGATAGTCGCCTCGCATGAATTATTTCCCTGTCATTCCCCGCACCTCGGTGACAGTCTGGATGAACCTTTCGGTTTCCAGTTCTACCCCTACCGCACGACGCCCCAGCTCTAAAGCAGCCTTAATTGTCGAACCTGACCCCATGAAAAAGTCAGCAACAAGATCGCCGGGCCTGCTGCTGGCAGTAATTATCTGCTGCAGCATATCAGCCGGTTTCTCGCAGGGATGTTTGCCGGGATAAAACTGGACGGGTTTATGTGTCCATACGTCGGTATACGGTACGGTCACATTCACAGAGAAATAGCGCCGGAGAGATTGATACTCCTCCAGCAGCTCTGAATATTTACGGTTTAACGAATGCCACGTGGCCACCAGCTGGTGGTGTGGCTTCTCAAGCTCATCGTTCAGGTGTTTCTCGATCGCTATTTGGGCGAATAACGCCTGCAGCTTGAGGTAGTCCATTTCGCCCGGCAGTTGCCACTGGCTGGTGCCGAACCAGTGCGACGCCATGTTTTTCTTTCCGGTGGCATCCGCTATCTGTTTTGAACTCACGCCCAGCGCATCACGCGCATCCCTGAAATAAGTGATCAGCGGAGCCATGACGTGTTGCTTCAGTTCGTTGCAATTTTCCGCATAGCCATCACTCTTTGGCTTATATGGTCCCTGGTAATGTTCTGCGAAAATTATGCGCTCAGTAGCAGGGAAGTATGCCCGTAGGCTTTCCTTGTTGCAGCCATTCCAGCGCCCGGAAGGTTTTGCCCAGATGATGTGGTTCAGAACATTGAAGCGCTCACGCATCATGATTTCGATATCTGACGCCAGCCGATGACCGCAGAACAGATAAAGACTTCCCGCGGGCTTCAGCACACGCCAGAACTCAGCGAGGCAACTATCCAGCCAGCGCAGATAATCCTCATCACCATTCCATTGATTGTCCCACCCGTTCGGCTTCACTTTGAAGTAAGGCGGATCGGTAACAATCAGGTCGATGGCATCATCAGGAAGCGATTTGAGGTAGTGCAGGCAATCAGCGTTGATCATTTCAACACTGGATATTTTTACAGTACTTTTCATAGATCAGTAAGCGGGACTCTGATAGGCTCACTATGCTTTTGCGCTAAAGCGGTGGGCCCTGGTTCGCTTGTGATCTGAAGCATGAGCGAATGGCTGGTCGGGTGCTACAACACCCACCAGCCGCCCATTTTCACAGCAGGAAACCTCCGGTTAATGGAGGCACTTATTGCTGGCCTGCTATCCGCAAAAGGCCAGTAAAGAAAAGCGAAATGTGTTGAGTTAGCATAAAAAAAGACCAGCGATGGGGCTCGCTGGTCTCGAGTAAAATTATCGTGCAGATAATGGCTGTTTATGGTTTTACTCTTAATGCACTCTATGAGTCAAAGTAAGAATAGTTGAGATTCGTTTCGTTACAAGTCATTGTAAATAAAAAAATAAGACCGTAATAAGACTGCGGTAATTAACAGTAAAACAGGCTTTACGTATTACAGTTACTGCCCCGCATTCAGTTCTATTGCCTTAATGCCTGCTATTTTTGCCTGCTCGTTGTACTGCTCTACCAGAGCGGCAAGGTCAAGTTCTGCTCGCTCCAGCTCGCGTCTGGCGTCATTGCATAGCTCCGCCGCGCGTTCGACATGGAAACGCAAAAAGTCACATTGCTGCGTTGCTTCTGCTACTGAATTGAAACCACGAGAATAATCGCCAGGCGCTTCCAGTGGTCCACTCAGCACTTCTACTTCGCCATTATGGCAAAGGTCGTCGCCGCGCGTTACATACCACGCCCCAATCACCGTTTTACCAGTATCGAGGTCATTGATAACCTCCGGAACGTAATACGCAATCTGTTGCCCGCCGTTGTACTGAATCCAGTAGTAACCTTCTTTCATAAGCACCTCCAACTTGTGTAGCTGTGAGTATAGCGGCGCTGGAAAAATAGTGGATTTAGAAATACTACAAACCAGATTAAGAAGTGCTTAAAGAACGAAACCCCGTCAATTATGACAGGGTTTTAGGTATTAAGTGGTGTGGCGAAGTAACCACTCTTAACAGAGTATTCTGTTTTTTACGTACGTAAACTTTTTTTATCCATTAGCCACTAATTTCGTTTCAGGCATGCGGGAAACAAACCTGTCCATTTCCAGTCGGACATCGAGCATCATCAGCATGCCTTCAACGACGCCCTCTGCTTTCTGCAATTTCTTTCCGATATGACCATCAGAGCAGTCATGCTTATGTGCCAGAGCCATAAACGTCATGCCTATCACGTAATAATCCACCAGTAGATCGTGCAGGTCGCTATTATTCTTGTTCAGGCGAGCCATGCAGCCGCAGAGAATCATTGCATCATCATCACAGCATTGAGGGCGTGATCTTATCTTTGTGGGAATAAGCCCCTTAAACCCCGCAGCAATCGGGGACCAGGCAACGTCTTCATGGTTACTGGCAGCCCAGGCGCCCCATCGTTCGAGTACCATTTGAATATCACGCATTGCTCATCTCCATACACTTACGCTTTCACGATTACGCCTATCGCCAGCGCCCGATCCAGAAACCGGTACAGCAGCTCAAGCTGCGTGCCGTGCTTCTGTTCAAATGCCGCAACGTCGGCATGTAGCTCGTCGTGGCACACTCTGCACAGTGGGATCACGAAGAGGTCATGGGCTTTTGTTGCAGTGCCACCCATACCATGCCCGATGATATGGTGAGGATCGTCAGCTGGTCGCTGACATCCGGAGCAGGGTTGGGTCTTCACCCAGTCGGTGTAGGGTTTGCATATCCAGCGACGCCGTTTCGGTCGCAGCATGAAGGATTCCGGAGATTCAGGGTCAGCCGCCAGCGTCAGTACTTTTGGCTGTTCTTCTGCGGGTGGCATATTGATCGGCTTAACCTGTGCCATCTCTCGCTGCAGAATGCTGGTGGCCGGAACCGAGGGAACGATGTCACTTTCCTTATAAACCGACAGGAACGGCTCAACCGGCAGCAACAGAGAACGTGCCGCCATCTCTTCGGTAATTGCATCGCCGATCCCGGCACATACAGCCCACCAGCACAGTTCAGCCAGAGCCAGCTCACGCTCTTTGTTGTACCGGAGCCTGATACGAACGGTGTCGATCACCCAGTCAATGACGTTCCTGCGTGCCAGCGCCGCCAGTTGCTCTGTAGTTTGCTCGCGCAGCTGGTTCTCACAGTGCCAGCACAACAACATTGAGCCCGGCGGGTGGCGCATGGTCACCAGCTCTTTGTGGTGGTATTCCGAGTGAGGGTACTGGCATTGTCCCCCAGCCAGTATTCCAGTCCGGACAGACCACCTGCGGCGGCGATCACTCTCTCGTCTGTGAAGAAGGGTTCGAGCGACTTGTCGTCTGCCAGCGGCTGGCGCGCATCAGGCACCCTCCCCGACGGCAGGTGCGCCATGCTGGCTGGTTCAGATTCGATCAGCACGCGGCCATGACGGAACATACCCAGCAGCTCGCTGCCCGGTTTAAGCAGCACGACACCCAGACTTCGGGCAACGTCAGGTTTCAGCAGGATCCTCACGCTTCACCTCTGCAGAGATGAAACGCTGAAAACAAAAAAAACGCAGGTGCATTTCTGCATCTGTGACAGGTGGGAATGTGTTCTGATTGCCGTTTGCACTCTGAGTCCCCTCAAAGCGCAGAAGTCACCAGAGGTGTTCAGGCTCCGGTGACATGAGTATGGCGGGTTGATTATGGAAAATCAAAACATCTTTTTAGAGGTCGGCTATGAGCGAGGAGCGGACGTTATTATCGCAGTAATGTATGGTATTTAATGAAAATGAATAGTTTCTCTTAATGGAAAACTCATATAACACCAACTGTGAGCCGCACTAATGCGGCTCTCAGTAAGATGGTAAATTATACTAAATGTTATCTAAGGCAGCGGTACAACACTCGAAGAACAAGCGACCAAACTTTGTTAACTCAATAAACCACATGTCATACTGACCCGCAGTAAGCTCTGCCCAGCTATCCCATTTTTTATTTGAATGGTTGTTATTATATTCCAGAAGCCCTAACTTATTAAGATGTTCAATGTAAATATAGAAGTTTTCCGGATAGTAAAGCTCCTCTGGTTTTAGTGCCAGATCTAAAAGTTTAGTTTCTACGTCATGAATGGGGAATGTTAAGTCATTCAAAAAAGCTTCCCTTTCTGTTTGACTGACCAAATCCCAATTCTTTTTATCTCTGACATAAATCGAAGGTTTTTTTTCAGACAAGCGCAATAAGAATAGTGCTTCATCAGATGAAAGCTGTCCGATAATTGGCAAAAATGCCGGGTGCGCTTGATGTGTTCTTTCAGTGTCCATAGAAGCGGCCAGCAATTCAACGTAAAGTTTTCCAACTAGTGACTCGCAATCATGGTGCTTAAGCTTATCGGCAATGTCCAACAATAATCCTTCGGGTGGTACAACACGTCTTTCTTCCGATACTTGCTGTAATGCTTTCGAAAAACCTCTGTCGATTCGGTCTTGTATATATGCTGTACATTGGATAGGGAAAGTTACAAGCCGAAGTGTTTTGGCAAGATCCTCGCCAAAACGACCGAACTGCCTCAATATTGATTGAGAAGAGTCGATATACAGTTGGAGCCAAACCTCTTAAGGGATTGACTCTATTAGCACTTTTGTTTCCTTTTCCAATTCCAAATTATCCTCGCAAACATCGTTGATAACATAACATCACCAAATGCACTATTTGATACTATTATATTTTTTCCTGACTTTAATATACATTTAAGGCCCTGCAATGCTACATTTTTTTAACTCTTTGCCGATGAAGAAATCCCACTGTTCGAGATCAGTAATTTTGGAGTATGTATGATTTTTCCAACGTCCGCTGATGGCTCAAAGCCAGCTTACAGAATCCTCTCCCAATATTGGAGAGGATTATACACCCGGTATTACTTTGAAATTCAGTCATTAGCCACCATATGATACACGTCCACTCCATATCATCTATTTCTTTTACTATTCTCGTATTTGACGAGCATGGTTTTCACAGGCATTGAGGCTTCGCACCTCATCTCCGCGACCTAGTTCTCGTTGCCCTTAGTGCGCTAAGTCGATTTCGAGTCAGTCCTTGATATCGCTGAATATCACTTTTGTTTTTTGCATCATAACCTCTATAGTTTGTATTCTTTCTGTCAGCTTGCTCTAAAAGATCAAGCGCTGTTTCTAGAAGCTCAATTTTACGGTCTATCATTTCTTCATCTTTTGCTTGGTAATATCTCGCTATGGCTTTTCTAAGCATACAGAAAGAAAGACTCCGTCCAGCATCTTGAGCCTGATCAATATACTTATCGCCATCCTGAATATTTCCTAATCTGTAATGAACAAGTGCAAGCCCTACAATTGCATCACAGTTCCTTTTATCAAGTTCGACTGCTTTTTCCGATATTTTTTTTGCATAGGAGTAATCTGTTGTCTTGTTTAATAAAAACCAAGAAAATCTATCGTGCAAGGCTGAGTTTACTGGATCATCTTCAACTGCAAGTTTGTACATGTTAATAGCATTATCTATATCTCCTTTATCAACATAAACCTTTGCAGCCTTTGCATATTCACTTCTAAATGCTTCAGCGATTCGATCTGTTTTATATTCTTTATCAATTTTTTCTCGTTCTGCAGCATAAGAATCAACTAGTTCAGCTATCTTTTTGAGATTTTGTTTTTCCTTTAAATCTAATTTACCAAATTGCTGAAGAAAAAATCTTTTCGCCAAATCAACAAGTTCAATCGTGTAAGTGCGCCCATAGTCAGTTAGAACCGAAAAATGCGTTTCTTCAAGTCCTTCTTGGAATTCAGTATGTTGTATACCAATTTTTTGGCAGGTTCTACTAATTGTATTTTGATCCAAAGGGCTAGACAAATGTATTAACGTCAAAAAGACTTCCTTCTGAAGCTGATTCAACCTTTGCCAAGCATCTTCATATAAGAATTCCAGCAGGTCTTCATTTGATTTTTTGAATACAGTATCGATTGCTATATCAATACCACATGAGCCACGCGCAATATATTTTACCAACGCCTCTAGAAGAATTGGCTTGTGCATCAGTTGTTCTGACACCTTTCTCAATTTAGCTTCACCAGCTTGTTGTATCGGTTTGGCACAAAATTCATCAGCTAATCTTTTCATTAGATTGACTCCTTCAATCTCAGAAAGACCTTCAATAGCTATTGGAGTTGCTTCAATGAATTCTCGTCGCCTTGATGTTATAATTATTCTTCCTATCAATTTCCCAATTGTTTTGAAAAAAGCACCAAGATCTTTAACTTCTTGAGAGTTTGTTGCGAGTGTTTCCGTATTGTCTATTATTAAGAGAATATCGTCGCGTGTAAGTTTGTTCTCTTTCAAGACACTAATTGTCTTATCAACCAGCTGTCGTCCTGAGGTTGTATACCATTCCTGGCTAAGAACAGGATGGAAGCATCTGACAAGTTCTCTCAAACACTCGTCCATTACTGGAAGTGTCCCAGTTAAATGAACTAACCCCTGATCAGTCCATCTTGTCATTTTGGCCGTATGGTAACTAATAATAGTGGGTAAAGGCTCATTGAAATCATATTGGCTTTCTAAAAAAAGATTCAACATTTCAAGAACTAAGGTGGTCTTTCCATATCCGCCATCACCATAAACTAGGCAGTATCTTGAATCCTCGTCATCGATCCATTCTTGTAATTGCTTAAGTTCAGCTTTTCTTCCCTCGAACGTATCTGTTTGCCTTACGGGGATATTATGGAAAAAAGAATAATTTTTATTATTAGAAATAATATCTGCAAGTTCGTATCTGCCAATTGGCTTTATGCTAATAGTGTTAAAAACGTTATCTTCATCAAGATCAACAGTAAACTCTTCAGCATCTTCAGTAGACAATAACTGTCCTTTTAATTTCCATACACCTTTTCGCACAGTAATATTCAAAACTACAACAACATTATTCTTAATATATAAAGGAGTCGTTATTTTTGTTCCGCTAAAATTTTTTAGGGGTAAAAGCACACCATCGGAAGAAATATCTGGTAATATTTTCGAAAAAATTGTTAAGCAATCCTTAATTATTGCTTCCGTTTTATTTACCCATTTATTAGTAATGTTCGCATCCAATACGCCATGCCCAGGCCTTTTATTCCTAAACTCTACCCAATCAACTAACTGTTTTGACAAAGGTTTCTCTATTTCCCTTGTTGACTCAAACCATCCACGCAAATAATCATTTGCAACATAACTCCTTACTATTGGAGCTATAGTATCTAATATTTGTAATGGTAATCCATCTGATGGTCTACAAAATCGGTTTGTCAATTCGGATAAATCGTATTCGTCACTCGGGGTTAAATTTTTCGCAATCTCAAAAGAAGATACAACAGCAACCTGAAGTAGTGATCTTAAAATCGACGTTAAATAAGTTAATCTTTCCGAATGATTTTGTATCTCTTTTGCTGAATGCAAATGACCAAGATATATCTTTTTCATGATAACTAGTTTTCATCCTGAGAAATTTGAAGTCTATCACACATATAAACAGCAACACTGGTTAGCATTCCGATACTAGTAAATCTAATACCAATTACCATAAGTCACTAAAGCATAAGCATAAGCATAAGCATAAGCATAAGCATAAGCATAAGCATAAGCATAAGCATAAGCATAAGCATACTTTCGAAGATTACATCATACTAACGCGATTTACAACCATAGTAGATATAACTATATTTATAGTTTATGAAAACCTAAATTTCATTTTTCCACAAGAACAGGTTTATTTGTTAAATTTCATTTATACAAAAGAGGATATTCTAAAAAAACATTAGAACTTTTTATGGGTGTCCGCTTTTAGAACAAGTCTGCTAGTGGCTACGCCATTAGGAAGCTTGAACAAGAAGTAAATGTTAACAGTTTCTACTCATGGCCGCGTTAGAGAAAAACCAGTCGTGACGACTGGCTCTTTTTTGATATTGTTTTTAATTATGCCAGCCATCCATTAGCAGCTAGTGAGTCAGTCCTTTGAATGGAAGTTCGTAAAATCAATCATTATGCTCAGGATGGTTATACGGTCAGTGCCTTTTGCCTTCTCAGGGTTGTAATTTGCATCCGCTACGCATCGATTTTCGATGCGCTCTAGAAAGCTGACGCTTGTAGTCATCGCCAACTTTTTCGCCGATTAAGATTAGTATGATATCTTCCATCTTGTTGGTCTTGATCGACTCTGTCAGGTCATAGCGGATATCACTGCGACTATGAGCCATATCATAAGCAAGCCTCTCTGCATCCTGTAAGACGGCCCGGACATAACGTAAAATATCTTCCTGTACAGCTGTTCCCAATTGTGACGCGCCATTGCTACTGGCTGACGCTTACACTTGCACCTAGTCTGTCGATGAAGAGTTTGCGGTATCGGTAGCTTTTGCCATAAGATTTTTGAAATCCTGCGATGAAAAAAGAGTGAATTAGCCCCCATTTTTTATCTGAGATTTTACGGGCTTTAGCGGATAATAAGGTGGCATTTTATCTGCTGTTGCCAGCAAGTGTTGTATCGATACTTTCTGTAGAGGTCTCTTAATGTAGTTGCGTTGCAACCAAACGACTTGCTTAACATGTAAATTTTTGAGTGGTTTTTATGGATCTTGAAGGAAAGTAAAGTTATAACCATCTCATAAATTAGGATGCAAAAAGATGGAACCTATCAAAAGAGGATATTCAATTGACTATACCAAGTATTGATGCTTCTCCTGCCAAAAAATTTTTTGTAGACATGCTAACGCGCGACATCGAGTTAGCTGATGCTATTCTTGATCTAGTCGACAACTGTCTAGACGGAGCAATGCGACAAACTGACCATTTAGATTCTAAGAATAATAGATACAAAGGTTATTATGCTCGTTTAGAAATGAATAAAGATCATTTCATTATCGAGGATAATTGCGGAGGAATCTCACAGCACATTGCCATCACCCAAGCTTTCAGATTGGGAAATACTAATTTTGGACATGACCAAAACATGCCTACAATAGGCGTTTATGGTATCGGCATGAAGAGGGCCATGTTTAAAATGGGAGCGCATTCCATTGTTTCTACTAAGACAGAAACGGAAGAGTACAATGTAATAATCCCCCCTGAATGGTTAGTCAATGATCACGATTGGAACTTAGAATTAACTCCCACTAAAACAGGACTTGTGCAGTCTGGAACAAGAATAGAAATAACTCAAATTAGAGATGGGGTAGCCCGTCTTTTAGATGATCAAATTGTATTCCAGTCGAATTTAATGAATATAATCTCTCATCATTTCGCCATCGTAATAAATAAAGGGTTCACAATATATTTAAACAACAATGAAATTAAACCTAGCCTCACAAGTCTAATGTTCGATGAGAAGGCCTTCAGCAATAATAAAGGTATAACACCATATGTTTATATTAATGAGTGGGAAGGGGTCAAAATTGAGCTTACAGTAGGTTTTTATCGAGATCTTACAACAGATGAAGAGGACGAAACATTCCTTGAATCGCGGAACTCAAGTGAAAAGGCAGGTTGGACGATAATATGCAATGATCGTGTTGTTGTCTATGCTGATAAAACCCGACTTACAGGTTGGGGTGAAGCGACTGTTCCAGGATATCACACTCAATTTATAGGTATTGCAGGAGTTGTTAAGTTTACGTCAAATGATGCATCTAAATTACCTGTCACGACTACGAAAAGAGGTATCGATGGTAATAATGAGATGTATCTCGCTGTAAAAGACTATATGCGTGAAGGATTAAAAACATTCACTAATTTCACAAATAAGTGGAAGTCATTTGGTAATAGCAATACAGTCAAATCATTAAGTAATACTACTCTTCCTGCATCATCAGGAGAAATAGTAGATAAAATTCCCAAGAAGCAATGGAAATCTAACCCAAAAGAATTCGGTGGCAAATTCTACAGGCCGAGTTTGCCTATGCCAAAGTTAGAAAATAAAATAAAAACCATCAAATATGCTGTTGGTGTTAATGATTTCAATATTGTTGCAGAGCATCTTTTTGATAATACTGAAGTGTCAGCGAGTGAACTGGGTAGAAAAATTTTCGACAATGCATTAATTGAGGCCAAAGAAAATGAGTAAAGGAAATACCATACCCTATCACCTTCGGCATAACAAAGCTGTCGAAAGGAATCTTTTTATTGATTTATTAAATAAAGTCAACAATTGTCTAAATATATCTGACTATATTTATGTTGGATTTGGGGGGCAATTTTTAGAAGATTTCAAAATAATGCATTCAGCATTAAAAATAAAAAAAATGATTTCACTTGAAAAAACAGAAAACACACACGACAGGCAAAAATTTAATATGCCAGTTGCATGTGTGGATATTGGAGAAAAGCCACAAACATCCGGGGAATTTCTAACTAATTATAATTTCAAAAAAAGAACCAGACACGTTGTTTGGCTCGATTATACTGAACCATCCGAATTAAATGAGCAATTGAATGAGGTTCAATTGCTGTGCAGTAAATTAAACCCTTACGATATAATCAAGGTTACCTTGAATGCACACGCAGAAACATTAGGAAAGGACAATACAAGGCCTAATTCAGTTGACCCAAGAGAATATCGAGCAGAGCGCTTAACCGAAATACTCGATGCATTCTCACCCTATCCGCTTATGCGTGAACATGCTGGATCAAAAATTTACCCAACCACACTATTGCATGCATTGAAAAAAGCAATGGTCATGGGTGTTAGTAATAAACCTGAAGTTATTATCCAACCCCTATCTTCCTTTTTTTATGCTGATGGACAAGGAATGCTTACGGCTACCGCAGTTATTTTGGAAAGCAAAGAAAATATTATTGATAAATTCTTCAAAAAAAGCCGTCTTGTACATTGGCCTTTTTTGGACAAAGAATGGATAAAACCACGAGATATAAGTGTTCCGGTAATGTCTATTAAAGAGAGGCTACTTATTGAATCAAAATTACCGAATGGAACACCAGAAGAAATAACTAAGGCATTGGGATTCAATTTAGCCGAAGACGAATCCCAAACGCACTCACAATTAAAAACATTTATTGAATATCAAAGAGCAATTCCTTGGTTTTCAAAAGTACAATTTTGAATGTGTTTTTTACATAGTTCAGCCAAAGGTAATAGCATAGCTTCAGCCACAATTGGGCTTACGCTATTACCTATCTGCCTAAAACTATGCCACTTTGTTGAGTGAAACTGAAACCAATCAGGGAAACCTTGTAAGCGTGCTGCTTCTCGAGGACTAATAACACGTGGCATAAATGGATGAATAGGTCTTACTGCTTGGTAACTTCCTTTATCTTTAGCTGTTCCTGCTCTCAAGGTTGGGCAAAAACCATCTGGATCAAGGCGCATAGATCTAGAAACCTTATCGGTTTCACCATAGCTTAATTTTTTATAACGTAATTCAACTTCTGGGCTATGCCGAGTTCCTAAAAAACCGGAAACGTAATTTCTCTGAAGCTTTTCTAGAGCGAGTAAATCTCCAACGCCCTCAGGCACCTCTCCCCATAGCTTCTCAAAGAAGTTACCTTCATAATTTCTTTTTATTAACCTCCAGCCATCTTCTTCTGACTGCCATGAACTATGAACATTAAAATCTATACCAAGCAAAGCGTCTTTAACTGTGGTTTTTTTTATACCTGCTTTGGGTAAGAAATTTATTTCCTGCAAAGAGCCTTCACTTAAATCTTTTCTGAATCCGATAAAAAATATGCGTGTTCTCGTTGTCGCAGCACCATAATCAGATGCTTTAACTTTTATCGGGTCTAACAGCCAATAGTCATCTTTAATTAAACTGAACGCGCTATTACGTATAGCATCATATTTTTCGCTCATTATACCAGGTACATTTTCAGCTAAGAAACATACAGGTTTCATTTCAGATATTAATCGGAAAAAATGAAAATACAGCTGATTTCGTTTATCCATAACATCTCCCTTACCAATAGCGCTAAACCCTTGGCAAGGGGGTCCTCCTACCAGACAATCAAGGGTATCTAAACCCAAGCTGGTAAGTAGTGCCTGCCCCTTGATGCTTGCCACATCATCAGTAAAATGTCTTGACTTTGGGAAGTTAACATGATGTGAAGCAATGGCGAATTCATCAATTTCAATGGCTGCTGCGACGTTAAAGCCAGCCCGGGCTGCGCCTAGGCTCAACCCTCCAACTCCAGCAAATAAATCAATCACATTCATGAGATTATTAGACTCCGAAAACCTTCTCTACATATTATCATACTTCCGTCAAAATAACCCCATCTGACTCACCCCCCAGCTCAGCCCCAACCAGATGCTTTCACAGCTACTTAAGCGGCGAAGGCATCGTAAATTTTCTTTTTTTGTTGTACTACTTTATCTTTTATCAGTCAAAGCCTGCTCGCCTGGTTGCCGTTGCGCACGCCTGGTTGCCGTTGCGCAAATGCTGGCACTTTATCACTTCTTGGTGCAGCGATAATTCGGCGGTACAGTGAAAGAGGAATCCTTTATCTCTTTCTTACTTCCTGATCGTCTAAAGCCTTAACTGTAGTCAGTTGAAATTTATCACAAAACTGACTTTCGATTCTCCTTTTGGGAGTGCTAAGCAAATGTGATACAAACTGGCTAAGTCTCCGGATATTACTTACACAATAGGAGATTTTAAATCATATACCATGGATAATAATCATTTGAAGATTCATTATGTTTTGCCTTCTTCGTTTGGTTACATTGGCTACAAAGGAGTTGTATATTTGAAACATCGTTTATTCCGAATCTAGCAAGAGGAACAATATGGTCAAAGTTCTCAGCGTTAAATATATTAACCAAATCTGTAAGGTCTTTTTTACAGATGACACAACGTCCTTTATCTCTATAAAAAGCTGCTTTTTGCACCCATTTTGGGATATGAGCTCTTTTTAAATATCCTTTTTTTGTAATAGTTTTCGCATCAACATCTCCACTATCCCAGTCAGATTCTCTAACTCCAGAAATCATTTCATTAAATGATTGAAGAAGAAGCCTATTACCAAAAAGTATATAAAAAACCTCTTTGACTGTTTTAATTATATAATCATCAAACTCCATACTATTATGAAAATTGGTTAGAAAACCTTCAAGGTCATATACTGTACTACTCCTAAGCGGAATGTTATTTTTACTAAGATATTCAATATAAGAGTCATACATTGTTTCAAAAGAAACAATAGGATTGCCATTATTTGCTTTATATCGCGAGGTATAACTTTTAAAAGCGTTAAGCTTCGCATCAAGATTTCTAGAATTATACTCTTCAGAGTAAATAGCCAATACAATAAACTCTATGAACCGATGAAAATGCGACCATTTTGGAAACGCTTCTGAAAAACTTTGTGATCTCCCATCCCCATGGAATTCATCAAGACCACGAACATACGCACCTTGATCATTTAAAATATTTTTTATTGCATAACAAAAATAATAAGTCTCATGATATTCATGATCTTCATACTCTTTTTTTTCCAAATTCATGTATCCTCCTTCTCATACTTCGAGATAACCTCGAACAGAGCAAGAAACATATTCTTACTTTTATACTATATTTCTTCCAGTAACCTTTTTTCAAGTATATTCGCCGAGTCCCCACAGTCCTTGGGCTGATGCTGTACATCTTGGCACCAGAGATTTCTATAGGCATTCTCATCCCCTGAATCCCTCCGGGATCATCGTATCAACCGGCCCAAACGTCATGATGTCCCTCTTCCTGCCCCAGTCTTCGCGCAGTGGCCTGCCCTTTTTGTCCCAGCGCAATGCGCTCTGGAGGTAACTTTCGAATTTCTTCGGACTGAACAGTGTTTCAGGGCGCATGTACTGGTACTGTTCGTCGTTGTCGTGCCAGTGCTCGTGTTTCAGGTCGATAACCAGTTTCAGGTCGTCGACGCTGTTCCCCTCCCTCAGCCGGGCTCGGATGTTTTCCAGGGATGTCCTGGATTTCTGATAGCGTGAGCCGCTAATCAGGTTCAGGTGAGACAACACCTCGATCGCCTGATCGGTGATAGCCACCTCCGGGTCGGGTTCCGGCGGAACCGGACAAGGGGGTTTTATATCTGACGGATCATGTTTTGAATTTACTGACGGATCGGGTCCAGATTCTGGACTGTGAAAATCGCCTTTTTCCGCGTTTTCTGTACGTTCGGATTCTGAACGTTCAAAATCTGAACCTTCGGAATCTGAACGTTCAGAATCTGGACTATGACGGTCGGCGGCTTCGGCGCTTGCCCTGAGTTTTGCCACATTAAGGGTGTAGATGTTAGTCGCGTTACGCGCCCCATTGCGCCGCTCTTTACGGGTCAGCCATCCGTCTCGTTCCAGTTCACCAATGGCGGTAATTACCGTGCTGCGCCCTGCACCTATCTGCCTGGCGATCGTGTCAATTCCGTACCACGACACGCCGTCGTCATTGGAGAAGTCAGCCAGACGCGCCATTATCAGGAGTTTGGTGCCTTTGACCCCGCTGGCAGCACACCCATCCCATACCCAGGAGGAAATTTTTACGCTCATTTTTTAACTCTCACAAATCTGGCGCGGAAGATGATTAGCGGCGCGGCACAATCCCACTCATAACCAACGCGGCGATAAGTCACGCGCTGGCGCTCAGGGTCGTAACCGGTGACATGAACCTCGATACCATGGCGATCTTTGTAGTACAGATCCATTGGATGGATATACTCGGACATGTCAGCCTCCCATCAGCTCTGAGGCATAGCGATCGGCTATCCACTGGACACCTCGAGGAGTAACCCGCGTTTGCGTATAGGCGTGACCGAAATCTGATGTGCCGGTTTTGACTGAGAACAGCCCTTCCCTCTGGCGCAACGCGTGAGGCAGCAAATTGCCGGACATACGGAACAGAACCTTGTCACGCACTAACGCCTCAATCATCGCTTTCTCTGGCATGTTGAGGATCTTCGAGGTCTCCCGCAGGCTTTTGGCGCCGCCAGCTTCCACATAGTGCTCAACGAAAGCCACTTTCGGCGCGTCCTGCTGCACCTTATTTGTCAGAGCCACATTCTGCTCTGCCATATCCGCAGCCAGGCGAAGCGCTTCCGGCAATGTCTGAGGAACGGCACTGCCCTGCTCTTCCAGTTCGTGAAGTCGGCGGATAACCTTCATGCGTAGCACTGCGCTGTATCCAGTAATCAGACATTCTGTGTGCTCGCGGTCGAGGCGAAACTCCCGGTATTGCCGACTATTCTGGGGGTGTGTCCAGATATGGATATACCCCTCCGGACGCTCACCTAACTGCTCCAGCATGACTTCGATATCCCGGCAGACATGTCCATGCTGTTTTTCCGTCAGTTCGGCTATTTCGCGGCTGCTCATTGTCACGCAGCTGCGAATCAGTGCGGGTACCGGCGCTGGCACATCAATCCCGTTTATTTGCTGAACCATGAGGCAGCCCTCCGGTTGTATACCCCCACGATTAATGAAGCACGGCTGTGGTTACATGGAACCCACCTGCCGAGTACCATGCGCTCATACCGAAACGACGGCAGGCCCGATACCGGGATCACCCGAAGTTGCGGTAGATGAGAAATTGAGATTAAATTGCTCATGCGGATTATTTCTCCATACACGAAGAGTTGTTCGCCATGACGCCCGGAGCTGCACACTCGCGGGCGTCACTTTTTTCAGGTGCGCAGAAGATGCGGAACAGCAAAGAGATATGCTCCTGCCACTTCGCCATCACCTGATAACTGTTTTCCTCTATCTGCTCCCGTTCATCTTCATCAATCACGCCGTCAGCGGTTGCCTTCCGGACATATTTTGAGTGCTGGCCGATCCACTCGATTGACTCCAGCAGACGCTGGTTAATATCGCCGTTCTCGACATCCTCAAGATCCACCAGCGGGACGTTAACGCTGTTCGACTGGCGCGATACGGCATCGGCGATGTACTTTGTCCCACTTGCCTGCTGGAGAACCATTGCCCACCCAAGCGGGAATATCTGATCACCACCAGCGCGCAGACGGTTAAACAAGGCATCCTTTGTAACACCCAACCATTCCGCCGCTTCGTCATATCCACCGGGAAGACTTGCTATCGTCTTCTTGATCGCGACCACCAGCCAGGCTGGTTGTCTTTCGACTTTCCAATTCGGTTCATTACCCACGATTGGCTCCTCAGTTCTGTGGTTTAAAAAGCCAAGACGTCGGCTATTGTTTTGGATAAATATCCGGTCGTAGATCCGATTTAGTGACCTCTCCGGCAGTGAGTTCTTCAAGTCTTTTAGCTAATCCGAAACTGACTTTCTTATAGCCGTTAAAAACTAATCGGAGATAACCGGTTGTCGATCCAACGTTTATTGCTAGTTCACTCTGCTGCTCTTTAGTCAAAGAGTCCCAGTACTCTTTTGTCATGATATGTACCTCCTGGATACATATTACACCATTAAAGTGAACCATCAAGGTACTTGTACCACAGAGGTACACATTGTTTAATTTAGGGATGAAAACTATCCAAGAGATCAGGCGGTTAAACGCCCGAAAATTGAGAGATGGTGTTGGCGGAAATATTTATTTTGCTAACATGATCGATCGTGAACCAACGCAAACAAGTAGGTTCATGGGAGAGGGTGCCACCAAGAATATTGGTAGCGCCATGGCAAGGCATATTGAAAAATGCTTCGACCTGCCTACTGGATGGTTAGATCAGGAACATCAGACAACCAATGTTGCAAAAACTGATGATGTTTCAGACACTAATCGTAATATCACTCTTGTACCAGTAATATCGTGGGTACAGGCGGGGGCATGGACCGAAGCCGGTTATGCTGAGATGGATTTAAATAACACTGAGCACTATCCATGCCCCGTCCCGTGTGGACCAATGACCTACATTTTACGGGTCATTGGCGACTCGATGATTGAAGAGTACCGCCCAGGGGATATGATTTTTGTTGACCCTGAAGTCCCAGCAGTTCATGGCGATGATGTTGTTGCCCTTATGCACGAAACGGGTGAAACAACATTCAAAAGGTTGATAGAAGATGGTGGACAAAAATATCTTAAAGCCCTTAATCAAAATTGGCCGGATCCATACATCAAAATTAATGGAAATTGCTCAATAATTGGGACCGTCATTTTTTCTGGTAAACCAAGAAGATACATATCAAAGTGATGGTGAACGATCAGAAACCTGCTCCGGCAGGTTTTTTTATACTTGACAATGTACCACTGAGGTACATAATGTACCCATAAGTTACAACTTAATAATTCGCTCAAAGGCGTTTTCACTAGAAGTAGCAGCGATAGAAATGCGGCTATCCACCGCATGAGATTAAGTGCAGAAGTCTTGTTTTAACGTTCCGCTGACCAGCGTTACAGGTACAGCCTATTTGGTGCAAAGGCTGGCAGTTTACAGATGTCTTCGGGAGGGGTGGCGGTGCTGGCGTGACTACCAGCAGCTCAAACTCAGCAGCAATACGGAGCCGTTTAAACCCACGGCGCTGAGAATTAATACCGTAGGGGACCGATTAGTCATCGGTGCCCCGCCCGAAGCCACTTGTATTGTCTGACAGCGACCTTTTCTGGCGGCCCGTTCTACTCCGTTAGCGGCAACCGCCAGCTTTTTAAGGACACAACAGGTAAGAGCATTCCCGCCACATGACTGCTGAAACCCAAGCGCTTGGCGGATAACGGTGAATCAAAGGGTCAGCCCGTGTGCCCGGAGATAGCTGCCGCGACTTGATGCGCCGAAACGCAGAACTCGGGGCGTTGGTTGAAGATCGGAGTGCTCTTTCCGTTGTGGTAATCCGCGAAACGGCGCGGCGGTATGTATGGCCCGGGCTTTATCCTTTTCCCCGGGAATGTCCACCGGGTTGTCAGGTTGACCATACGCCTGAGTGACAACCCCGCCACAACCAAATCACGACTTAGGACCGTGATATCAGGTAGTACGACATTGCTGTGTGTAGCCTTGGCGGTACCCGGGTCTTCCAACAACTGGAGGAGAAGATAATATTCTACCGCGGTACCGCCCTTTTTACACAACAGACAAGGGCATCACCAGGCGACGGGTTCATAACCCAATCCGCCCGGGCTGGCCCACCAGCAGGTGCCCTTCTCTGTTGTGTATGGAGATAAAGAAACGGCGGGTGCAGCCGCCTTTCTTAATTTACAGAATCAAACAGCTCAGTCCACGGGGTAATTATGAAGCTCAATTTCTTATATTATCGCCATCTGGCGAGGGCTTCGCTCATCACAAAAACGCCTGGGATACAGCTACGGATAAATGGAGAAAACAAAGTGATGAACTACATACAGACTCTTTCAGGTAAGAAATTCGATTACATCAATGCCACCGCGGACGATATCGTGATCGAGGATATTGGCACAGCCCTTTCAAACATCTGCCGGTATAGCGGCCACTTGCCGGAATTCTACAGCGTGGCGCAGCATTCAGTGCTTTGCAGCCAGATCGTGCCGGCTGAGTTTGCATTCGAAGCGCTGCTACACGATGCCGCAGAAGCCTACTGTCAGGACATCCCGTCACCGTTGAAAGTGCTGCTGCCTGATTACCGGCGCATCGAGTCCCGCGTCGACGGACTGATCCGAACCAAATTCGATATTCCTCAGCTTCACTCCCCTGTCGTGAAGTATGCCGACCGGGTGATGCTGGCGACCGAACGTCGTGATCTCGAACTCGATGATAGTGAACCGTGGGAAATACTCGAAGGCACCATTGCCAGCGATTTAATCCAGGTCGTGCCGCTGCGCCCCAGTCAGGCGTTCGGCCTGTTCATGAATCGCTTTAATGAGCTCATGGAAATAAGGCAATGCGCGGCCTGATTCCTACGAAACGATACACGCTGGCGGCGTACCTAATATGCGCCGTCGGTTGCTGCAGGAAAGCATCATACCGATTCCGAAGAACGCATAATAAAACAATTAGAGGGCGTGACATGGCTTTTGAATCCATGAACAACGTAAAAAACATGGGCTTTCACAGACCATTTATTCGCTGTACTGACAATCGGGCTGGCGGTTCCACAATCTACGTCAGCGCGCGCACCGAGTTACGCGGTAAACGTGTGTTGATTGAAATAGACCGCGAGGAAAATATGGTGAGGCTGCGCGCTGCAACCGGAAGCGAACGCGGCGCGCAGTGTATAAAGCAGGGTGTGATGAGCGCATCTAAGGCGCTGGTTCTGGCATGCGGTACTTTCCGTGTCTACGTTGAAAAGCGGGAAGATGGATGGTGGTACGGCAGACTCCCGGAGGATATGGCTTTCTCAAAAAAGTAGACAGGTGTGACGTGTGTGTAGAGGGTGCCCGCGGTGGTTGCGGCACCTGCTGTTTCAGAAAATAGCCGGGTGCAGCCGGTAAAGTGGAGAAATATATGCTGAGCCTCGATTGTGTTCCCATCTCGACTTATTGCAAAGAAACAGGCGAGACTCCTTATGCTATCAATAAGCGCATACAGCGTGGTGTGTGGCGTGAAGGAGTTCAGGTGCTGAAAGTGGAAGGCGTTAAGGAGAGATGGATAGATCTTAGTGAGGTTGCAAAATGGGCCAGACAGAATCGCCGAAACTCCCGCGTGGCTTGACCATCCGGAAACATCGCCACGGGGAAACGATAAATATCACTTTCACTTACAAGGGGGTTAAATGCCGTGAACCCCTTTCTAATCTGGATGTCACCCCAAAAAACATCAAATATGCCGAGCGCACCCTCGGCGAAATACATAACAAGATCGAAAGAGGGACGTTTGTTTATGCTGAATACTTCCCTCGCTCTACCCGTTTAAAAATCTTCGGTAACGCTGCTGCCGACAAAACGGTAAAGATGTACCTGGATGAATATCTGGTGATCTGCGAGACAAGAAAACTTTCTCCATCCACTATCGTCGGTTATACGAAATGCCGAAATGCACTCGCTTCACTTCATGTATTCCCGGCCAGTGAGTTAACACCGGCAGCATTGAAGGCTTGGATTCAAAGCCAGAAAACAACTCTGAAAACTATCCGCAACCAGCTATCTTTTCTGCGTTCTGCTCTCGATGAAGCAGTGACAGATGGCATATTGCAAATTAACCCCGTATCACTGGTTACTGCGTCACGTTACCAAAGCGACAAATCAGAGACAGAAAGCAGCTACGTGGTTGATCCGTTATCACCGGCCGAAGTTGACGCCCTGCTCTCGTCAGCTGGTAATAAACAATGGGAGAATCTTTTCAGGTTCGCCATACAAACAGGACTTCGCAGCTCCGAATTATGTGCGCTTCGCTGGCGCGATATCGACTTCATAGAGAAAACTGCCCATGTTCAAAACGCCAGCGTTGTTGGTGTGATTAAAGGGACAAAGACAAAAGCCGGTACACGAAAAGTGGAACTGTCAGAAGAGGCAATAATTGCGCTGGCCGATCAGAAACCATTCACCTTCATGAAAGATGATACGGTTTTTGAAGATCCAAAGACTAATAAACCATGGGCCAGCGCGGATGCCATCCGGAAAAAAGCCTGGGTACCCACGCTCCGGAAAGCCGGTATCAGGTATCGCAACCCCTATCAGACCAGGCATACTTTCGCTACACGGTTAATCAGCGGCGGTGTTAATCTTTTCTGGCTGGCAACGCAGATGGGACACAAAGGGCCGGAAATGCTCTTCCGTCACTATGGACGCTATCTGAAAGAATATGATGGCAATACGGAGAGAAAACCTGACCGGGTCAGTGACAGGAATTGAAAGGAGCCGTAAGGGAGCCGCACAAATCGGAGCACCTGATAAGTTATTATAGATTAGTTGGTTACAAAATTACGGACGCTGGTTCAACTCCCGCCAGCTCCACCAAAATTCTCCATCGGTGATTACCAGAGTCATCTGATGAAGTCCTAAGAGCCCGCATGGCACAAGCCCTGCGGGCTTTTTTGTGCCCTCAATTTGTCCCGCGAAGTCTGATGCCAACTAATTAAATCCGAACCTTTTAGGCACCTTGTTAGGCACCTCATAAAGCTTTATTGTTTTTGAGGTGCCTAAAACTATGGAAACCCGGCAATGGCAAGACAAACCAAACCTCTCTCCGTTAAGGAAATCGAATCAGCCAAACCCAAAGAAGCGGACTACGTTCTCTATGATGGTGATGGCCTTGAGCTACTCATCAAATCCAGCGGGAGTAAAATCTGGCAGTTTCGCTACATTCGCCCTGTCACCAAGAAACGTGCGAAGAAGAGCATTGGCCCCTACCCGTCAGTTACGCTTGCCGATGCAAGAAACTATCGCGCAGAGTCTCGTTCTCTTCTGGCGAAACAAATCGACCCTCAGGAACATCAGCAAGAACAACTTCGCAGTTCGCTGGAAGCTAAAACCAATACTTTCCAGCTCGTGGCTGAACGTTGGTGGAATGTGAAGAAAGCCAGCGTGACCGAAGACTACGCAGAGGATATCTGGCGCTCTCTTGAGAGAGATGTTTTTCCTGCGATTGGCGACATTAGCGTTACAGATATTAAAGCTCACACGCTGGTTCAGGCCGTCCAACCGGTTCAGGCCAGAGGAGCACTGGAAACCGTTCGTCGCCTGTGCCAGCGCATTAATGAGGTCATGATCTATGCCCAAAACACAGGGCTGATTGATGCTGTTCCCAGCGTTAATATCGGTAAAGCCTTTGAGAAGCCGCAGAAGAAGAACATGCCAAGCATTCGACCGGATCAGCTACCTCAATTGATGCAGACGATGCGTACGGCCAGCATTAGCCTTTCAACACGATGCCTGTTCATGTGGCAACTTCTTACCATCACCCGCCCTGCCGAAGCGGCTGAAGCTCGTTGGGAAGAGGTAGACATGGAAGCGCGAGAGTGGAAGATTCCTGCAGCACGCATGAAAATGAACCGCGACCATACTGTTCCATTGTCAGATGAAGCAATTGCGATACTGGAGATGATGAAGCCGTTAAGTGGTAATCGAGAATTTATCTTTTCCAGTCGCATTAAGCCTACCCAGCCGATGAACAGCCAGACAGTGAATGCTGCACTCAAGCGTGCTGGCTTAGGAGGCATACTCGTATCACACGGTTTACGTTCTATCGCTAGTACGGCACTCAATGAGAAAGGATTTCTGCCTGATGTCATTGAAGCAGCACTGGCTCATGTAGACAAAAAGGAGGTACGTCGCGCTTATAACCGCAGTGATTACCTTGAGCAACGGCGACCGATGATGCAATGGTGGGCTGATTTTGTTATGGCTGCTGATCGCGGAAGTATGATTGAGGGAGGTATGAGAGGAATGCGTTTAGCGGGGTAACGGATAATTAATGACGGTTCCCACTTTAGTAGTGGGCCGAATGAGACTTTATATTTCAAGCGGAAGTTAATAGTTTTAGAAATCAAGCTAATTAGCATAATATCTCTTAATTGAAGGGATATGGAACCGCAGAAATAAATGAACACACGGCAGTATGCGCAAAAATCAATCTTCGATCTGGAAGCAATCTTCGAGCAGTCCAGCAACAATGTTAGTGAACTTGAAGTGTTGTTGAGCGAGCTGACCTTTCGCAACACTGCCAGGGCGCGGACGCTGACGGCTAAAATAGAGCAATCGCTATTGGCTCTTAGCGGCCACAGTGTAGTCGCCATCTCGGCTTCAAGCACATCAACACGCCATCCCGATTCGGTGTCCATACAATCTTCACGAGTTGTGCCCCACAATTCGCCTGTAGCGAAAGAGCAACTGCAACCGAAGGCCATCCCAGACTCTGCCATGCGAGAGCAATTCGACAAAGACCAAATCGATCTAGGCCCGCTCCCGTCTTTTTCTCCACCAAATAAGACGAATGATGCGCGAGCAATACTGGCAGCATGGACAGCCCTCGAAGCACTGTCGCCTCAAGGTTATAAACGCCCAGAGGATATGGCAACGGGCGACCGCTCCAGGGTTGCTCTATTGGAGCGAGGTGTTCCGTGGGGACCAAATGCCCGCAGCAAGCCCAGTTATAAGCTTTATTTCGAGGTCGTCCTCGGCTCCATCGCTCTCGACAAGGCGACGGACGAGCTGGTCAAGGTTTTTGGCGAGGATGAGGAGAGTTCACGCCCGGACGGTAAGAAAGCAGCCATCGGCTCGATCCTGATCGACAAGGAAGGTTATGTGCTTGAGGACAAAGGCGTCGCCGTTTCCAGTTTTGCCTGGGCACTCAAACCGGCTCTCGATCTGAAGCTTGGGAGCTTAGGGAATTGGCCGAATGTTGAGCCGCGCATTATCGAGCATCTGGATCGAATGGTTCGCCGCCACAACGAGGATGGAGAACCCATACCGATCGATTTGGATGTCGTTCTTAACACTTATAAATGGCTTGTGTCTCAGTTCGATGTACCCGAGCATTTGGTTGAGCCACCCACATTCGCGATTAAGGTGTTTCAGCATTTCAAGGCCAAGGCGCCGCCTGAACCTTCGTTACTGAATTCCTTCTATCTTGAAGATCTCGGTGAAGCAACAAAATTGCTCGAGACGGGCAAAGCCGGAACCGGTTTGCGCCGCTATATGGGAATTGGCAGGCCTGAACGGAAAATCGACGTGCTATCGCCCATTTCCGCAGTTGAGCCATTCGTCGCACCGTCGCTCATGCCGCAGGCTCGTTGGCCTTCGAAAGGCGGCCATCCATTGGTACTGCTTCAACAGGCTGCCGTGAATGCGGCGCGTGCTGAGCTGAATGATGCACCAGGTATCATCGGCGTCAATGGGCCTCCTGGAACCGGAAAGACCACTCTTCTCCGGGATATCGTCGTTGGGTGCATTCTCGATCGGGCCACGGCGATGTCCGGCTTCAACAAACCGCAGGATGCCTTTTCCACCACAGGCGAGAAGCTGGCATTCGGCTCCAATGCCTTCCTACACTTCTACAAGTTACATGCATCCTTAAAGGGCCATGAGATCGTCGTAGCTTCCTCCAATAACAAAGCGGTCGAGAACGTCAGTAAAGAACTTCCTCTCAAGGAAGCCAATGGTCGCCATGAACAGATCGCCTATTTTCGGTCCATCAGCGACCTGATAGCGAACCCCAAACGCGCCGGCTATTTCGAAGCCGAAGCCGAGGCCGACATCCCCTCCGTCCCTGTCGAAACCTGGGGATTGATCGCCGCGGCTCTCGGCAAAAGCAGCAACCGAGGCGCGTTCCAGCAAGGTTTCTGGTGGAATGAAGACGGTGGTTTCCTTACCTACCTGAAAGCAGCTCGCGGCATAAACGTCATGCGTGAGATCAAGGACGAACGAACTGGCGAAATCATTGATCGCGTGCTGCCCAGCGTGGTCGTCAATGAGCGGCCCAGCACCAATGAAGCGGACGCTGCTGCGGCCTGGCTGAAAGCGCGAACCGCATTTCTTAAACTCAAGGAGACGGTAGACGCCGAAATCGCCAGCATCGAAGAGATGCGACGGGATATCCAGGCGCTCAAGGGAGCGACCACCGAACTTCAAAGTGTGGAACAGCGTCGTCCGAGTCTGAATGAAGCCGTCGAAGAGGCACACCAGACTGCTGAATCCTGCCAACGGGAGCATGAGAAGACAAAATCGCAGATTGAGCAGGATAAGATCATACTCGACAGCCATCTTGCTGGCCGTCCAGGTTTCTTCTCCCGTTTGTTCGCGACTGCGGCCTGGAAGTCGTGGAGATCGACACTGCAGAAACTCTCGGTGACCTTGCAGCAATCAGTCTTACGGGCGCAGGAGACAGACAGGGCCCTGGAGCTTGCAAGGACTGAGTGGAGCAATACTGAGTCACAGTTACAGCAACTCGACCAGGAAATTTCCAGCAAATATCAGGCTGTCTCGAAATTGAAGGCAACCGAGGCAGAGGCACGAAACCGCATGGGAGACAGGGTCGTTGATGAGAGATTCTTCGAGCGCGAGCACGAGGCTATCCACCTGACTGCGCCATGGCTTCCCGATGAGGTTCATCGCCTGCGGGAGGATCTTTTCGCCGCTGCCCTGACTGTGCATAAAACGTTCATCGATGCTTCGGCCAGCCGCTTGCAACACAATCTTGGGCTATTGATGTCGGGCATGGTGGCTGGTGCCTTCCAGTCTTCCGCTCACCGTGAACTTCTCCCCGACCTTTGGTCGAGCCTTTTCATGGTTGTGCCGACCGTGTCCACGACATTTGCCTCTGTTCGGACGATGTTCGGGGATCTACCACCAGAGAGCATTGGCTGGCTTCTGGTAGATGAAGCAGGCCAGGCCGTTCCTCAGGCAGCAGTTGGAGCAATCATGCGGGCAAAGCGCTCCATCGTGGTAGGTGACCCGTTGCAAATCCCACCTGTAGTTTCACTTCCTGAAAAGCTGAACGCCGAAATCTGCAAGTTCTTTGACATTGACCAAGTCGAATGGTCTGCCCCCGCAGCATCTACGCAGACCCTTGCTGATCAAGCATCGCGCTTTAAATCCACCTTCGTCATGGACATAGGTGATCGAGAAGTCGGGCTGCCACTCCTCGTTCACAGGCGTTGCCAGAACCCAATGTTCGACGTTTCTAACTCCATCGCGTATGCCAAGCAAATGGTCCATGCTGTCGGGCCTAAAAGACCTGGATCTATCGGCTCGGCATTGGGGAGATCTCGCTGGGTGGATATCAATGGCGACGCTGAGACGAAGTGGTGTCCCGATGAGGGAGAAGCGGTTGTACGAATGCTAAAAGAGCTGGCAGCATCGGGCATTACAAATCCAGACGTATTTATCATTACACCATTCAAGATCGTAGAGCAGAACATGCGTCGGCGTCTCGACAGAGAAACCGACCTGCTGCGAACGTTCGGCGTAAAACTGGATGAATGGTGCCGTGATCGTGTAGGCACAGTCCACACGTTCCAGGGCCGAGAGGCAGACACGGTAATCCTGTTGCTAGGTGCGCCGAAAGCGAGTCAGCAAAGGGCGCGTCAGTGGGCGGCAAGCCCGCCAAACATAATCAATGTAGCCGTCTCACGCGCCAAGCAAAACCTGTATGTGGTCGGCTCGGCTGCTGCATGGGCAGGGGCGGGAACTAGTCTTCAGGTCCTGCATCGGCAATTGGCGAAATCAGCCTGA